TTTGACTGTCCAAAAGGTGCGGGCGGTTGTGCGAATTCAATAACAATATCAATGGGGCGGTTATCAGGGTGCAGGGCGCCTAAGTGATTGATTCTGCGTAATAGTCGCACAATCTCTGGGGGCACCATATCATTTCTTAGATGTTGATTTTGTTGCGCTTTTAGCAACCTTACCCGCACCCGGATTTGAGGTGCGGGGAATAATGTCGCCCATCTGTTCTGCAACCAGACGCGATGATTTGATCCCGAGGCGCACCCGATCGGCGCCTTTTGTGTATGTTTCAGCCTGTTTTGTATTCGTCCACCCGTATTGAGCCATCAGCTCATGCGTGGTCGCGCCGCCATTTGCGGCTGTCGTAGCAGAGAGCTTGCGCACCCCATGCGCGTTCTTGAATATTCCCGCCGCTCTGCTCTTCTTCCCAAACCAGTTCCCAAAGCTTTCCTTCGTGAACGGCTTCCCGAAAGCATTCGTGATGAATGCCAGCTCCCCCGTCTTGGTCGCGGCGATCGTGTCCATTAGGCTCTGAGGAAATTCGACGGTAATCACCGCTCCGGTCTTCTTCGTGCGCATTGTGAAGGTGTTCCCCTTCATGTGCTGCTTGCCGGCATTGACGATGTCCGACCGCCGAAGGCCGGAATAGAGCAGGAGCTCGAGGGCCAAGCGCTCCACGGTTCCGACCGGATATTTCAAGCAGAATTTCACGATGTCGGTTTCATCCCAAGGGGTGAACCCTTCCGTCTTGTAGGTGAGACGGTCGACACCGAGGCACGGATTGACTTTGACGTGATCATTCTTCACGGCCCAGGCGAACATATTGTTCATGGCCTTGTGGAAGTTATTGGCCTGCGCAGGAGTAGCGCGGCGCTTTTCCATGCTGTTCTCGATCGACTTCTTCGTGATGTCGGAAAATGGAGGGTTGCTCGTCTTGAGCACTTCCTTGAAGATCAGACCGCGCTGCTTCCTGGTGGCGTCGGAAAGCTTAGCCCATACGGCGCTTTCCATGTAGCGGTCGATCAGCCATCCCAGCGTTTTCTCCGGGTGGCCTTCCCTGCGCTTCACCGCATTGCCGGTGAGGGCGGCTAGATACGATTCCTCGAATTCTGGCGTACCGAATGCCGGCAGGCGGGTGCGTTTACCCTTCCCCTTGCGGAAGTAGTACACCCATGTCCCATGGCGATTTCGCTCTTTGCTGACGAACTGCGGTAGCTTGCGCGGCATTTCGTCATCAGAGGCAAATGTCCTTCCCGCGGTCAACTGTTTCTTCCTCCTGCAAGCGAGGCGCGTGGATACCGGGGATAAACCGGTAAACTTTCCCATCAGCCTCTACCTCAATCGTCATGGCGTGCTCGTTCGCAATGGTCGCCAGGCGCTTCATGTCAGATTGCTTGATTGCGGCGGGTGCTGTCATCCCTCGTCCTCACTTGCCGTCGCGCCTCCGAGCGCCAAATTCCTATTGGTGTTTGCAAGGGGCTGGAAATGGCGAAGATCGAGAAGGGAAGCCGCGTCCTGCTTGCCGGAACCGTTACGAGGGTCGGCGAGGACGGCATGATTTCCGTCAAGCTTAGGGGCTACCACACGCCCGTTACCCTCTATGGGGAGGATATCGAGGAGGTTCGACCGCCTGAGAAGGAGAGGGCGCAGCGCCCGCGGAAGGACTTTTATGACAAGCCGACTTGACATCTATTCGGCCTCCTTCGCGGCATCGAGGCGGGCACGGACTTCCGCCCATTCCTTGGCGCTCTGCCGCTGTCTCTCCATGTATCGATCGTACAGTTCGTTGGAGACCTCGCCCTCGCCGTGGCAAAGGGGGCAATCCCGCTCGCCGTAGTTCTCGCAGACACAGAGGTCGCCGCCGCAGTAGCATTCAAGCGTGCGCCAGCCGTCGCAGCGCGGGCAGGTTGCGCCTTCGGAATATTCGTCGCACTCGTAGCTCATGGCTTCTGCGCCTCCTTCGCGGAAAGGGCGGCGCGGGCCTTGGCGATCGCGTCGATGAGCGCCTGAGACGTGTAGCGCTCGCCGTCATTGTCGACGCTGTCAAGTAAACCGCCTTCCTTGTGGCAAAGCAGGATTGCTTCCAGCGCTTCCCGCAGCCGCACCAACTCGCCGTCTGGCGGGGAGGCGATAGTCGATGCTGGTAGGAAGCCGTGCGAAACGCCGTAGTTCAGGGCCTTGAGCACGTGCCGGATTGCCTTGTCGTACTCGCCGCAGGGGAGCCCCGATGTCGGGCAAACTCCATCCTCGTCGGCACATTCCCGGCATCTGCCGCCGTAACGTGCGATATAGTTGACCAGTTCGTTCGTGACCTCGATCATCTCGCGCCTGCTCTTTCTGGTGAGAAAGAATAGCCCACCCTTACCAACTGCTTACTGTCGTTCGGGCCGAAATAGATGGCGCGTTCTGCGCCCCACCAAATGGTTTCGCCGATCTGCGGCTCGTCGTCGGACGGCTCGGCGTAGATGCATATCTCGTCGTACCATCCGGGGCGGTATTCGTTCATGAGCCAGTAGCGGACGACGGTCTTGCCGTCCTCAATCGTGACTGGCGTCTTCTCAATGATTTTGCCGCCGCCGCTCATTGGGTTTCCCCCTCCACACTTACCGGCTCCGGCGCGTCTTGTCCCGGCTCTGGCGGGGAGCGGAGGGCGGAAAGGATGCGCCCGTTATAATCCCCCTGCGCTGCTGCCTTGGCGTCTTCGATAGCGGGAGGCATGCCGCATTCGAGCAGCCACTTTTCGCGGGTGTCGTGATCCTGCTTGTTCGGCGGCAACTGCAGCCATGCGAGGCGCGCCTTCAGCCATTCAACCTGGCTTTCCGCTGCATTCATAGCGTCTATCGCCGCGCGGTGTTTCTGGGTCATGGGTTCCTCGTCGAGTTCACGATCTCGCCGGTCCGGGTGTCGATCACGTCACCGTTCATTTTCCGCTTGAATCGCTTGCTGAAGCCGCCCTTAGGCTTGTTCTTCGCCAGCACGCGTTTCAGCCGGTTAGCATCGACCTTCGCCCGGACGGTGGCCTCGGCGCTCGTCTTCGCCTGGTGAGCTTTCTTGCTGATTGCCTGAAGGTTTGACTCGCGGTTTTCGCCTCCTAGCCAAAGCGGCACGATGTGATCGAACTCGGCTTTGGTTCCGTCGCGAAAATCCTGACCGGTGATTGCGCACTTCCAGCCCTGCCGTTCCAAGATGCGCAGCTTGCACTTGTCGGTCGGCATGCTGTCGTCGGTGCGGCCGATCCATTCGGGGACGCTACGCATTGAGGTAGTCCTCCATGTCGATCTGTGGCGCTTTGCGACGGCGGGTGATGCGCGCGTTCGCAGCGTGATGCTTGGCGTCCCACTTCAAATGGCAGCGTTGGCAAAGGGCACGACAACGTTCTGGGTCGGCGTGGCTCTCGTCGTGATCCATGTGGGCTATCGTCAGCACGACCTTGCTTCCCGTCTCCGGATGGGGCTGACCGTTGGCCGCGCGGCAATCAGGGTGCTGAGGCGTCCCCTCGCACGCATTGCCGGCGCGCTCGATGAGGGACGCACGGAAAGCCTTCCATTCCTTCGAGTGCGTTCCTCCGCCTGGGTAGAGCTTCATTCGATCAGAGCGGATAGGCATCAGGCTGCCCCCCGCCTTCTCGGCTGCAGGTCATCCTGATCGCACCCGACAATCCCGGCGATAAGCGCAAGCCCGTCTTGGGGCCCGATCGCGCCATCGACGACGCGCTCGCAATAGCCGTAGACGCTCTCTGCCTTCCCGGTGATCTCCGGCGGGCAATCCGCGTCCTTCGGGTAGGAGGCGATCGCCGCGCGCTTCTGGGCCTTCAGAACCGACATGTCGCCGCGGTAGTTCGTGGCCGCCCAGAGCATCCGGGCGACGTTGAACAGCCATTCCGCATATTGGGAGGGCGAAGGCTGGGAGGCGGCCTGGCCTTCGCCCTCCGACGCGGGTGCGGAGTCCGCGTCTTCACCGTCCGACGACTCTGGGGATGAGGGTTCGTCGGCGGTATCTTCTTGCCCGAGATGGGCGGTTTCCTTTTTCAGCGTGGCAACATCGACGCCGGTAATTCGGCTCAACAGCTCGGTCATGTTTTCCAGAGCCTCGGTCATTTCCGGGTCGTCGAGCTCGGTCAACGACTTCGGATAGGCCATGAATTCTCCGCCGACCGTCTTGGACAGGTTGACGATGCCGAGCGCGAGTTTGATCGCCTCGTGTGCCTCGTCGCGCGTCTTCCAAGGGGTTTCGCAGGTCTTGAGAACGAGACCGATGATCGCGAACCACTTCTTGATCAGAACGCGCTCACGCTCTTCGGTGAACCGGCACATGACGATGGCGCCGTTGCGGTAGCTGTTGAGGCGCTCGGCGTCGAACGGGCCGGCGGGAACCAGGTGACCGCGCTCGACGCGCATACGGAGTGCGGGGAAGTCGCTTTTGGTCATGCCGCACCGCCGATGCGCTTTTCAGCGCGCTTGCGGATCGCCATTGCGATGCCCTGGTTAACATCGCCGTTCGGCTTGCCGTCGAAACGAGCCATCGGATCGAACTCGGTCCAGACTTCCTCTAGCGTGGCGAGGTCGCCAACGACGGCGAGAGCGTCCTCGAGTTGGCTGAAATAGGCCGTATCGTCGATCTCTTCCTCTGCCTCCGGCTCGCTCTCGGCTACGTCCTCTGCGGTTTCGTGCTCGATTGCATCATGAGTAGGTTCGGGATCATGCTCGATCGAGGTCGGCGCCGGCGGCCTCGGAGGAGGCGGAGGGGTGATGTCGCGCATTACCGCGGGCGTGTCCTGAACTTCCTCGGCAATGCCAAGCCCGCGAAGCACGTCAGCAAAGCCGTCACGCAGCGCGAAGGCGCGGGCGCGCATAACCAGCATTCGCTTAGGATATTGCTGCCAGGGGCCAGCCTTGCCCCAGAGAGCCGCCTTCTTTGCGTCGGCGACGGAGAACGTGGCCTTGATCGCGTCTGCCTCTCCTTTGCGCTTGACCTCGCAAACAGCGACCATTGCATCGCCTTCGCCGTCGATCCGTTCCTTGATCCACTCGCACTTGCCGGAGCCACGGACGAGGCCGATCGCGCCATCGCCCCAGATCGTCGGGCGGCCGTTGACGACGGCAATCGACTGCAGCGCGGCCATAGGCGTCAAACCCACTTCCATGCCGTGCATGATCGCGACCATCGCCTTCTCCGGCGTGTCCAGGCCCTTCGGGGCCATGCCGGCCTTGGTGACTGCCGTGGCAATCCGCCAGGCGCCGTCGAAGTCCTGCGGCACGATGGCCTTGACAGAGCCGCCGGCCTGAAGCGTCGGGAGACGCGGGGTGTCGTTGTTTGCTACTGCGGTCATTCCGCGTCCTCCTGGATTTGCTTTGCTTCGAAGATGACGCCTCGGTTTGCGGAGCCGATCACCATTGCGATCTGCCAACCGCGGGCCCATCCGTTGTGTGTCCACTTGTGCCGGAAGTAGACGGGCCGGCCGGCGGCGATCTCGGTCAAGGCTTCGATCGGCGTCAGCTTCCGGCCCTGTTCCCACTTCCGTTTCGACATCAGACCACGCGCTCCTCTTCCCTCACTTCCATGCCATCAAACGGCATGCCGGCCTTGGCCGCGCGCTGCGCCAGCTTGTCGATGATCTCGATCAGGTCTTTGTGCTTCATGGCGACGAGGGCGGCTGCCGCCTTAGCGTAATCGGTCACGACTCCGACCTTCTCCGTCCGGATCGAAACCTTCGCCCCTGTGCGGCCCGCCTGCGCGTTTTTGACCTCGGCGGCCTTGTCTGCCGCTTCAGCTTGGCGAAGCAGCTCTGCGCGCTCCTGCTCGGCTTTGGCGTCGTTGTCTGTGGCTGCCTTGCGAGCGGCCTCCTCGGCCTTGCGGCGAAGTGCGGCCGCTTCCTCGGCTGCCTTGCGGGCCCGAGCCTCTTCCTCGCGCTTCTTGGCAATCAGGAAGGGCTCGACGTGTAGCTTGAGAGCGACCGAAAGGTCTTTGGCCTGTCCGACCGGGGCGCGCCATTTGTCATCGACGGCGCGGCTGGCGGCCAGATGCGGCTCCTTCTCGACGACGCGCAGATTGTCCGCGCGCTTGGCAAGATCAGAAAGGCGCTTTGCCCAGATGCCGGCCTTGTCGGCGTCCGCCTGCGTCTTGACCGGATCGCGCAAGAACTCGTCCGCCATCTCCTTCTCGCCGGCGAGCTCCTGCATGATCGCATCGAAAGGATCTTCCGAGCCGCTGTTGTCGCCGATCGTCGCGAGCGGAGGCTCATCGTCGAAGCCCTGGCCGTCGAGCGCCTTCATGTAGGCCTCGTATGTGATCGGATGCGTGCGGCAGAAGTTCCACGTCTCGGCCGGATCGACTTCACGGCCGGAGCGGTAGGCAACCAACTGATCGGAGCCTTCCGGATAGTAGATTGCGACCGGCTCCCACTGGCCGCCCTTGAACCTGGTGCGGTAGTAACCTTGTTCTGGCTGGCCCTCGTGCATCGGGCCGAAATCGCCTTTCAGCGCGTTCTGATACCAAGCCCAAGGGTTGACGATTTTGGCGGCGAGATTGCCGATTGATTGTTCGGTCATGTCGGTTGCCTCACAGAAAGAATTTCGGAACGAATTGCAGGAAGGGGATCAGCATCCCGAAGGGAGCGACCCAGTAGTGGTGTCGGGGTGGCGGCTCTGGGAGCGGGTGGAGCTCGACGACGCGATCAGGAGGGAGGATCATTGCGCCAACTCCTTCCCCACGAGAGCTTCGATCTCATCGGCAAGCTCCAGCATCCGGTGGCTGTAAGGTGCCTGATACGCCCGTTTCCGGATCCGCTTTACTGCACGCTGTATGAGCTGCTCGTCGGCTGCGTCAGTTCCATTCTCGACGATCTTGAAACCCAAGAGGCCGGCCAGCTCCCGCAGATAGCTGTGCGCAGTCCTGACCCTGCTGACGGAAACCAACGGTTCGGTCCTCTGCTCGCCGTAAGCGATAAGCAGCTCTTCCGTGATGTGCTGGGAGGCGATGGCCGCCTGATAAAGCTTGTGGTTCCGCATCAGCCAGCCCTCCGGAGAAACTCACCAACAGCCTCGCGGTGCGCGGAGAAGCCGGGGAACTCAGACAGGCACTGGAAGCTTTCAACCGTCGCGCCGGGATGCTCGCTTGCCGCATCGTGGGCTGCATCGGCGTCCCAGAACCTCAGCGCGTCGTCGGTCTCGCGAGAGAACCATCCTTCGCCGGTCAGGACGCGGCCTCGGGCGTCTTCGACGCGGTAGCGGGTGACGATCGTTCTCATCACGCACCTGCCTTCGCCAGAGCAGCGCGCCCAGCCTCAGTGAGCTGCCACATCATGCCTCCCGGCTCTATTCCTCGCTCTGCGGCGAAAGCATCCTCCAATGCAGCTTTGGTGACCGGTACAAGCTCAATGAAGCCAGCGGCCTCCATGGCGTCGGCAAATGTCTCGACGCCGGGAAATGTGTCGGCATCGCAAAAGCTCGCGAAGTTCTGGCGCAGCATCACCGCGACTTCGGAAATCTTTTCTGCTGTCTCTGCCATCTTCGTCATCCCCATCTGCCCGGCCCGCTTGCCGGTGTTGATGAGAACGAATGTAGTGGGAAAATTCCTACCTGTAAATAGGAAAGTGGGACATTTCCTATTTTTCTTTTGACAGAGTGGGATGGAAGGGATTATTCCTACCGTCGATCGATGGGCGACCGGGTGCAACTCCCGAGCTGGTGAAGCCCACGGCGCGGGAAGCGTGAGTCCTACTGTGCTGCCAGAAAATGAGGACGAGCCGACTGAGAAGCGGTTCTGCCAATAGCGACCGACCGACCGATGGTTCAGAAGCTAAGGTAACGCTTTCCCCGCCTCTTGGACTTGATCCATGGGGTAGGGGGAAGCTTTGCCTTCACTCCCTCCCTCTCTCAAGTTCAGAACCTCAGATGTTCAAGGAAAGGTACGTAGAGAGAGTCGAGGTTTAATGGTCTCTCTAACTCCAGATTACCCATCTCACAGAAATGTGATCCACTGGCACAACCATAGAACATGCCTCGCATTGGGATGTATTCCGCGTTGAGCTATTCGCCTCTTTAACCATCGCTCATGGAACCCCAAAAATCTGACGGTCGAAACTTAGCGGCTTGTCACAAAACTGTCTTAAAAGTTGAAGCGTTCTGTTTTCGGTTGCGAAAAGTATGACACTTCGCGTCAAAAAAATTTGCCTCGCCAAGACCACCGGCTGCGCTAACGTTGCTCCTGCGCCGCTTGGGAGCGCAATTTCAGCGAGGGCCAAATGTATGAGTTTCGCATTCCGGATATACCGCCTGAAAATGTCCTTTCGAGTCGCTTCCGCGTGCATGCGGTGCAGACGGACTCGATGGAGCCAACGCTCCGCAGCGGCCGAGATTACGCGCTTTTGGCGCCGGTAGCTTCATACGAGGGAGAGGGCGTTTACCTAGTGGACATCGGAACTGGAGTCGACCTGTATCGCGTCAGCAGCTCGTTTGACGGGGCGGGTGGCCTAAGACTCTCCCAGGAAAACCGAAGATCGAGGCCCCAATGTCTCAGCCGGAAGCAATTCGATGCCCTGGTTGTGGGGATCGTTGTTGCCGATATCCGGACGAGAGATGAGAGGTTTTTACGAGAGTGACTATTTTCTGGCGATGTGACCGCAGATCCTGCCGATGATCTGCACGCGCGACAGCTCGACGGTGAACGTCTCAAGGTTCGGGTTGTCGGAGATGATCCGGACCTCAGTCGGCTCGCTGAAAGGAACGCGCTGCAGGCGCTTAATTTGCGGCTCTGAGTATCCATCGCTGATCGCGTAAACCGTGTCTGAAACCAACCTGTCCTGAGACAAATCGACGATCACGCGATCCCCCGGCGAGTATGTCGGGAACATAGAATCACCCACTACCTCCATGATCAGCGTATGCGACGGTGAAGCGCGGACTTCATTCCGTAGGTAGGCGTCGGGGATCAGCCACTCGGCAACCACTTGATGTCCAGACATGCTCGACGAGCTGACCGGTAGGTTGATCACGCCTCCGATCGATCCCTCACCCGCGCCCAACTTCACGTCGATTTCTGGAATCGCGCCTTTGACGTGAGCGCGCCAATGCTCGCGAGAGTATCCCTGCGGTGCGCTATCATCGGCGTCAGGATCGTAACTGGCAACGAGCGTGGGCCCGGCGTCACCGTTCAAGCGCACCATCTCGTTTCTCGCTAAAGCCGCTGCATCCAACCTCAAGGCTCGCGCCAGGGCCGCCATTTTGTCCGATCGGACAGACTTCTTCTTCCCCTCGACGATATCGCGAATGAAGGTGCGCTCGATGCCGCCGTGCACGGCTGCCTCGACCGGGCCCAGACCCAGCTCAGAGAGGCGGTTTTCAACGATTTCTTTCAGACTCGGCATGCCGCGAACATAGGTTTTTTCCACTATCGTTGGCGAATGGGAAGTTTCCTATTGCATAGTGGGATGTTTCCCACTATAACCAACTTATGGAAACAGAACTCGCAAATCACCTCATCACCCTCTCAGAGCGCTTCCGAGCGGCTCGGGAACTCGGCGAAGCAACTGTCGGTCGGCTCTGCGCAGCAGACGGCCGCTTCTTCTCCCGCATCAGGGAAGGGAAGACCTTCACCGCCAAGAAATACGACGAGGTTGTCGGCTGGTTCTCGAGGAATTGGCCTGAGGGCGCCGAGTGGCCGGAGGCGGTCAATCGCCCGAACATGTCCGAGGCGGCCCAATGATCATCGAATTCGAAGTCAATGGCGCCCGCGTCATCGTCAGCGGTGAGAACCTCACGGTGAACGTGACGGAGGTCGAGCGTGCATCGCTTCATGTCCCTGGACCGACTGCGAAAACGCTCAATGAGTGGCTGAAAGGTTCGGGGCTCACGCAAGAGAAGTTTGCCGAGATCATCGGGGTTCACCGTGTTCACCTCAGCCGATTCATCAACGGGCGCCTCCGTCCAAACTGGAAGATGATCGCTAAGATCAAGAGGGCGACAGGCGGCGAGGTTAACTTCAATTCCTGGCTGGCGGAGGTCGATCAATGACTTCACGGACCCAGCCCCTTCAAAGCCTTAAGCAATTGCCGAGCCAGTACCTTCGGCATCCGTACGCGAGCAACAACGATAGCCTTGTGCAGTCCGTCTCCGTTCTTCGACAGGGCGGCAAAGGTCACGCGTACAACGCCGTCCGCCTCTTCCATCTCGGTCACGAGATCAGCGAAGAGCGTCGGGGCGCCCAGGTCGAAGATTACGGCCGTGCCGTCATCGCCGGGCTTGAAGCGGATTTTTCCGACCGTCAGCGGCATTTGATTCCCTCTGCGAGGTTGCAATGAGCTGGAACTTCGACATCGCCGGCGCGCCGCGTGATTGCGCCGTCATCCTCGAAACGAAATGCGGAAAGGTCAGCAAGACCTATTGGATCGAGAAGGAGGGTCGCTGGGCGGGGTTCGTCAAGGGCGAGCAACCAATCGCCTGGCAGCCGTGGCCGACGCCTTCGCGTCGTAGTCCCGAACTCGGTCATCAGAGCATCAACCTTCCGATCATCGAAGACGTAGGGAGTGGGCAATGACAATCCTCGGCATTCACTTTTCGCCGCTTGAATTGACGGTGATCGGCGGCTTTTCATGGCTGGGCCTGTGCATTCTGCTGGCTTGGATTCTTTGCCGGAAAGGCGGCCCATACGATCAGCCCGACTACGAGGCAGATCAGGCGCAGCTTGATGCTGATTTCGCGCCTCTCTCACGCGCTCGCCGCGAAGAGTACGCAGCGAGATTTCAATGAACATTTTGACCAGAGCAACGGCGCCTCTTTGTTTGGCGACAGTCGGCGCCATGCTCGGTTCGATCATCAATTCTCGTCCCGCGTTTGCGGGTAGTGCACCTCGGCAAATCCGCCGGGTTGCCTATGCGGGGCGGGCTTAACTCCTTCCGTGTCCGCCGCTCTGATGGGTTCAACCTATCAGGAGCTTCGGGCGACATGCGGAAAACCTCAGACCAGTTTTTGGCAAACGACAACAAGAAGAGAGAGGCGAAGGCGATGAGTGGCGTAAACGCGTTCACCCCCGATTTAGCGGCGGCATACGCGAGAAAAATGATCGAACTGGAGAGCCGGGGGAATGGCGACCAGTTGAACGCACTGGAGCGAGTTGGGCGCCGCGTAGGCATGACCGCTCGTTCCCTGCGGAGGCTTGTGAATGGTGAAACGAAGGACCCGGGCATCTCGCTCTTTGCTCGGATCCATGCGGCGTACCTCGAGCAATGCGGCAAGATGGCAGCGTCTCTGCTGCAACAGATTGAGATTGAGAAAGCGAGGTTCGGGAGTGAGCATTTTGAAGATCTTGGCGCTGAGCTTCAGGCTCTTCGCTCGAAAATTGAAGCTCAAATGGAAAGGCACAAGACATGACGACAGCCGCCCTGGTGAATGACACGGAAAAGGCCGAACGCGAGCGCCGCACGCTGTTCAGCTACTACCACCGCAAGGATCGCGACATCGCGGCCCAGATACGCGAGTTGAACGAGCAGAAGAAGTCCAACCGCCAGAACGCTAAGGCATCGGGTTTCCCGGCTGCGAAGCTTGACCACTACCTGAAGTCCTTCCTTGCCGAGGATCAGCAAAAGCCGGTCGACAAACACAAGTCCGAGCGTGAAAACTTGATATGGCTCGGCCTCGTCCACGAAAACCCGCAGGGCGACCTTCTCGCCGACCGCGCCACCAAAGAACAGATGATCCAGGCCAAGGGCTTCCACGCCGGCCTGACGGGGCTGGACAGGGTCTCCGGTTATGACGCCGGCAGTGCAGACGACAAGCTCTGGCTGGAAAGTTTCGACGCCGGACGGGCCGAATACGAGACAGAAATTCCCGACATCCTCGCGCGCATCACCGCAGCGGCCTCGAAAGAGGAACCCATTTCGGATTCGGATGATCCGTTTGCGGAGGCATCGGAATGAGAAACGTTCGTCGATGGGGCGACAATGATCGCCACGCTGGACCGTTCACATATGCGTACAGCAAGAGCTACCGGCCATTTTCGGTAATCCTCGGCTCTGGCCACGACGAATATCCTGGCTGCAATCTCCGCCTCTCAGCTTTCGGGCATACCCTGATTATAGAACTCCCGTCGATCCTCAAGCCGTCGCGCACTTGGGTCGACACGTCCCGTTATGAGTGGTCGACATCCCCGAATAAGGGTTACTGGGCTGAGCACGCGAGAGAATACGGGTTCTCCATTTTCGAAGGCCACCTGAACGTCAGTCTCGGTCGACAGACGCACGATAGCAGCACCGAACAACGTTGGGGTTGCTTCCTGCCTTGGACGCAATGGCGGTTCATCCGGCATAGCCTCTATGGCCTCGACGGAGGTCACTTCTGGACCGATCCCGAAAAGGACTGCCGAGACACCCTAGGGAAAGTCCGAGCCGGCATCGACGCCAAGGAGCAATGCCCCTCCACCTCGTTTGAATTCGACGACTTCGACGGCGAGCGCATCTTCGCCCGGACGATCATCGAAGAGCGGGAGTGGCGGTTCGGAACGGGTTGGTTCAAGTGGCTCTCGCTCTTCCGTCGCGCAAAGGTTCGCCGCGATCTCGATATCAGATTTTCGAAAGAGACCGGCCGCCGCAAGGGATCGTGGAAGGGCGGCACACTCGGGCACTCCATCGACATGCTTCCCGGCGAGCTGCACGAGGCCGCATTCCGCCGCTACTGCGCGCAGAACAACATGACGTTCGTTGGCCGCGTCGAAGTGAGCCCCGATCCCGTCATCTGAGTTCCCTCCCAGCGCTCGCGGTTTCCTCCCAAGACGCGAGCGCCACCTAAGCCGCGCGAATGCGGCATTCTTCTTCAAGGTGAGCGCAATGCTGCAGAGCACCCACATCTGGAATGACGATAACCACGCCGAGGCGGTCGAACTCTGGCGCGACGGCAAGTCCATGAAGCAGATTGCGGAGCACTTCTGCATCTCGCGCGGCGCCGTGTCCGGCTATGTGAGCCGCAATCGCGATGTCTTCTCCCCCAGGAATACGGCAACCGAGAGGTTCGGCAAGGGTCGGGTTCATTCGGCATGGACCGAGGCTCGGATCGATGCCGCAAGCCGTCTCTGGAATGAAGGCGTCCACGCAGACGAGATCGCCGAGCGCTTCGGAGTTACCAAGGCCGCCCTGTCGGACATCACCCGGCGGTTCCGGGCTCGCTTCCCGAAGCGTGAGCGGATGAAGGCGAGGAAGGTGGTCGATGTCGACGCTCTGTTCGAAGAGATCGAAGCGACATCGCTCTACGACGGCCGGCGCTATCAGCTTCTAGGCCGTGAACCTGTCGCCTTCGCCTCACTGAAGGCCAAGGAATGCAAGTTCCCCGTATCGGCATCAGGTGATCAGCCCGGACCCGATATGGCCTGCTGCGGCGCCCCTGTCTACCGGGGCCCGTATTGCGAAGCGCATGCGGCGATCTGCTGGAGGGTGCGGGCATGATCATCATGGGCCTCGACCTGTCATCGAATTCCGGCTGGGCCGTCCGCGATAGTGATCGCCACCGCTCAAGCATCGAAACCGGCGTTATCTCGGTCTCCGAATATGACTGGGAAGAGAAATACGCCATCTTCGCGAACCTCTTCTATCCGCTCGTCAAGCGCTACCGTCCCGACTTCGTCGCGATCGAGCGCCCAGAACATGGCGTCCGCCAGTTCAATAAGCAGGGGCGCCCCGATCTCACCGGGCAACAGGCCTCGGTCATGACGATCAACCCGGCCGCGCTGCAGCTCACAGGCATCGCCGGCGCCGCCATCGGCATCTGCATGCTGATGAAGGTTCCTTACGGCACGATCGCCGCCACCTCCTGGCGCCCGGTTTATTTCGGGAAGGGCTTCAAGCCGCCAGTCGAGAAGATCCGCGACCGCCGCACCGGTGAATTGAAGGACGGCAAGCCCGACTGGAAACAGGCCGCCATTGATAGCTGCGAGCTCGAAGGCATCAAACTTCCCTCGACGAAGAAAGACCAGAAGGACGCGGCCGAAGCGGTCGGTGTCTGCACATGCTGGCACAAGTGCGACGTGCCGGCGATCGGATGGATGCAGCAGCGGTTCATGGAGCTGCGCACCGGAGCGGCCGCGCAGAAAAAGGCGGTGGCGGCATGACGGTCACTGCATCGAAATACGCCCGCGCCGAGAACGACCTCTACCAGACGGAACCGTGGGTGACAGAGGCACTATTACGGCATTTCCCGGTCAACGGCATGACAGTCTGGGAGCCCGCCGCCGGCAATCACCTGATGGCAGACGTCCTCAAAGAGCAGGCCGACTTCGTCCATACCTCCGATATAGCCACCTATGACCGAGAGCATGAGTCGATCTATGACTTCCTGCGGCCTCATGGGGTATGGCCCAGCGTCTCAGCGATCATCACAAACCCGCCATACGGCAAAGGCAACCGGGATGCCCGTCTCTTCGCCGAGTATGCTCTGACCCGCTGCAAGGGCCTCGTCGCCCTCCTCCTCACCGCGAAGTTCGATTTCGGCAACACCCGCGGGCATCTCTTCGGCAAGAACCCTCGCTTCGCCGCGAAGATAGCGCTGACCGATCGCATCAGTTGGACGCTCGACGGCGTGACGGGGACAGAGGATCACGCCTGGTACGTCTGGACCGAGAAGCCTCGCCTGCCGCGCGCGCCGGTCATCCTATATGCCGGGAGGGAAGCATGAACGTTCACGCCCGAGACCTCTCCGAAGCCGAGAGGGCAATGCATGGAATTGGCGGAGGCCGCGAGACCCTGCGGGAGCTGCCGAATAACCTGGAGGCGGAGCAGGCGCTGCTTGGCGCCATCCTCGTCAACAACGACGCGCTCGACGCCATCCCGTCATCCTTGGAACACCGGCATTTCTTCGAACGCCTGCACGGCGAGATATTCGAGGCCATGCTCGATCAGCGGCGCTCCGGCCGCCTCATCAGCGCCGTCACGATGAAGAACTTGGTCACCGCCGGCACTGTCGGGGATATGACCACGGCGCAATACCTCGCCTATCTGGCTTCCAATGCCGTCTCTGTCGTCAACGCTCCGCACTTCGCATATGCCGTGATCGATGCGGCCGCGCGGCGGGCCTGCGTCTCCCTCGGCGAGAAGATGGACGAGGTGGCCTATTCCCCGGATGTCGACTTCATGGATCAGGTCGACGCGCTACGCGGCAAGTTCGAAGATGTAGTAAAGGCCTTGGAGGGCGACGAGCAGCGCAGCGACGATGCGGCGGAAGCCTATCTCAAGGCGATCACAAGCGGCCGCACGAGCGACTCCAGCGTCGGCGTGCCCATCCCCCTCAAGGAACTGCAAGTCGTTCTGAGTGACCACCTGTTCCGCGAGAAACGGTTGATAGGCCTCCTGTCGAGCAGCGGCGAGGGCAAGACCAGCCTCACCATGCAGATCGTCTATGCGGCGATCGAGGCCGGCCACCCCGTTCTCATACTCAGCTACGACCAGACCCGCGAAGAGTGTGTCGCCCAGATGGCGGCCCAGAACCTTGGAACTGAGCTCCGGCGACAGCTCGAGAACCTCCTCAATCAGAACGAGGTCGAGGAATGCTACGCCTTCGCCCGCAAGATATTCCAGAAGCCTTTCGAGGTCATCGACTGCGGCGAGAAGGACACCGTCGAGAAGCTCTGCGTCAAGGCAAAGCGCTTCATCAAGAAGAACGCCAACGGCAAGACGCCGCTTGTGGTGATAGACCATATCCGGGCGATCAAATGGGACGGTGGCCCCGCTGACGAGGGAACCAAGGCCCTGACGATCGCGCAGCGGCTGAAGTCTCTCGCCAAGGATACGGGCGCGGCCGTCCTCGTCCTGCAGCAGCGCTCCGGCTCCGGCATGCGCCGCGACAATCCCCGGCCGATCGCCGCGGACCTTTACGGCGGAGAGGCAGCGCGCCAGCCCTTCGACACGATCTTTTATCTCTACCGCGCCGAGCTCCACATGAACCGGCAACTGGACACGGCCAAGGACTCCAACGAGGCCGACGCCATCCGGGCCCGTTTCCGGCAGACGTTCGGAGGGGATGTCGAGGGCAGGGCGGAACTGGGCTGTCTGAAGCTTCGCTTTGGCGATGCTACCGCCAAGAAACACGTCGGGTTCGATGCGCGCCTCACGCGCTACGTGTCCGAACGGCCGGCGGTAGACCAGGAGCGGATGCTATGATGAACGTCATTTCCCTTGGGGCTGGCGTTCAGTCCACCACCCTCGCTCTGATGGCCGCACGCGGCGATATCGGCCCAATGCCTGATTGCGCGATCTTCGCGGACACCGGCGCAGAGCCCAAGGTGGTCTACCAGCATCTTGAATGGCTTGAGAAGCAATTGCCTTTCCCGGTCCACCGGGTCGCGGCCGGCAATATCGTTGAGGATATGAAGAGGGGCAAGACGAGCGGCAGCCCCCCTTTCCATATCCTAAACCCGAACGGCTCAAAGGGGTTCAGCAACCGGCAGTGCACGCAGGATTACAAGATCATCCCGATCCAAAAGAAGGTCCGCGAACTGATCGGCTTGAAGCCTCGGCAACGTGGCCCGAAGACGGTCAAGGTCATCCAGTGGATTGGCATTTCGCTTGATGAAGCATCCCGCATGAAGCCGTCACGGCTGTCATTCGTGGAGCATCGCTGGCCACTGATTGAGATGCGTATGTCTCGCCGGGACTGCCTGAAGTGGAAGGAGGAACGCCAGTATCCCCGCGCGCCCAAGAGCGCCTGCACCTTCTGCCCGTTTCACAGCGATGCCATGTGGCGGGACATGAAAGCGAATGATCGGTGCTCGTGGGAAGAAGCGGTTCGCTTTGATGAGATGATCCGGGAAGACAGAGTGCTGCTTCGCGGCACACCGTTCATTCATCCTTCCCTGGTGCCTCTCTCAGAAGTCGATCTTTCGACCGCCGAGGATCGCGGTCAGCTCAACATGTTCATCAACGAATGCGAAGGGATGTGCGGCGTATGAACGAGTTTGCGGGCTATACGAAGGCAGTTCCTGGAGGCCATTGGGCCATGCTCCGCTTTGCCCGGGACGGCAAGCCGAAGCCCATCATGGGGAAGGGCGACAAGCCGGAAGTCTTCCCGACCGAGTTGGAGGCGCTCCGGGCCGTCAACCGCCATCTGCTGCGGTATTTCAATGGCGAGTATCTGCGCGATGGCGCCAAGGCAGAGCGGTTCGCCGCGGCGGATGCGCTGTTCAGCCTGAGACCCATCCGCAAGAACGGGAAGGTCATCCAAGTTCAAGCGAGGAGGGCAGGGGCATGAGCGACTGGATAGAGTGGAAGGGCGAGCGCGAACGCCCGGTTCCAGCAGGGGAGCTCGTGGATGTCCGCTGGCTGGATGGAGAGGAATTCTACGACACCCGCGCCGGCGATTGGGCGTGGCAAATTCGCGTGGATGATGTCGATCACGACGGCGCCGGGGTCATATGTGCGTATCGCAGGAGGTCGGCATGACTATCCACGTTCCAACCCCGTTCGAAGCTGCGCTCAACCGCCATTACGCCGCCGTAGCAAATAGGCTCAGAGGCGAGCCAAAGCGCGTCATGCTCCGGGTAGAGGCACCCCCGCCACCGCCGGCCGAAGCCAGCCGGTTCAAGCAAACCACCCGCGACCAGCAGAACGAGTTCATCAAGATCCGCTGCCAGCAGATGAGGGTTCAATACAAGGACATCACCGCAGAGCGGCTCACTCATCGGGCAGCGGCGCTCCGCAATCAGATCCTGATGGAGGTCAAGGAAAGATGGCCCCATGCCAACGCGAGACGCCTTGGCGACCTGTTCAACCGCCGAGCAAATTCAATTCGCGACCTCTTCGCATCGTTCAAGGGCAGATCCCCAGAGCGGCCGGTCACGCCCGAAGCAGTCGAGACAATGCGCCGGATGCGCGCCGATGGGGTGAACTACTCGAAAATAGCCGAGGCCATCGGCGTCACGCCGAACACCGTCCGGTATCACTTGGGGAAGGCGGAATGACAGACACTCGCGCCCGCCGATGCGACATCTACAAGGTTGCCCGTCAGTGCGGCGTGATCCTGCGCGACGGGCATTTGCACAGCCCGACCAGCCGGAAGCCCTTCGAGTGCTACTGCAAGCCCACCGTGCGCGACATCGGTCGGGAACATGGCGAGGATCACCTGAAGCTCGTCCTCATGCTGATGACCGGAACGCGGTCGAATGCGGCTGAACTCTACGCCGACATGATCACGGCCGTTTCCCATCTGATCGAGCGCAATCCCGACCTCACCCGCCGGCCGACACTGACGCAGGACTTCGACGCGATAGACCTCGGCAGCCTCCGGCGCAAGGCAAAGGCAATGCGGCTCGGGATCGAGACATGGAAGGTCTTGGTCGTGCTGCTGTCGACGAAATTCTTCACCCCCATCCAGGGCGATCTATTGGACATGATAGGAGAGGCTGCGTGAAATACGAGGCATGGACATGGAAGGCCGTTGAGGCCAGAATTCTTGAGATGGCCGACACCCTGCGCATCTCTCCGGCAGTCAGAGGGCCGAAGATGTTCGGAAACGCCATGCCGGAGCCCGTCAGGCGCCATGACGACGCTTACGGGTATGAGACAGCCCGATACAAGGAAACCGCGTCTGCGGCCTCCCTGAGCCGAATGCAGCAGGTGTGGGTGTGGATCAACGAGCTATCGAGCGAGGCCGACCGGAAGCTTATCTATGCTTGGTCGTGGGTGAAGGTGCGCAGAGGGATGAAACTTTCCCGATTTGCCGCAGAAAATGACATGAACGACCGAATGTTGCGGCGCGAAATCACCCGTATTTGTCAACAAATTGCGAACAATCTCAACCAGATTGTACTTGTTCGGCTGAACAATGACGATTGCAGCCTGTCCGAAAATCAGCCAGAACACACATCAACAACGGTATCGTCCGAAAAGTGCGCCACACACTGGATCGCACCGGACGGGAAGCCGCAAGTTGACCCTGCACTGGCGAAAACCAGAGTAATCAAACCCCGAGACATTCGGGCGCGGCCTTCAGCTTAGACAAGCCGCATAGGCGGCAACAGGTTGCCATCTGAAATGATGGCGGGGCGCGCGGCCCTTGCGAGCACTGCCTACGGGTAGAGCCAAGTTCGTCTCCGCGAAGTCGTCGGATGCATACGGCGCAGCCCGAAGCCGGTCCTTGTAAACGCCTGGGTCGGTGGAGGGCACCAATTCGAGGCAATGCCTCACGAGATCAGGACGGCAGCACGGAAGGACGTGCAGGATTTCCCCACTCTCGGAGCTTGGATGAAATAAGCCCTGCGAGACTGAGAGCAGCCGGTATCGAGCCCGGCCCGTCCTGACAAATAAACCGGAAAATCCGGTCTATTCCCCAGCCCCGCGCCTCACCAGGTAGCGGGGCTTTCGCTTTGAGGAGACGAGATGCGTCTGATCTGGAAGCTGATCACGAGCTATCCGATGATGGTTATCGATCCCTGCTATTTCAGGGATGCCGTCAGCGGCAAGAACGTGATGCTCTGCCAAGACCGTCACGGCCGCTACTGGATGGCCGGAGGTCGGTGGGATTTCCTCAGGGTCTCGTGCTGATGTCCTACCTGGAGCTTGTATTGCTCGACAGCTTTTTCCTCGTCGGAGCGGTCGTGTGGGCTCTATGGCGCGTCGGGAAGGTGATGGATCGCCGATGAAGTACCTCGTCCTCGAATACGACCTCGGCCCATCCGGCAGAGAAGGCATGCAAGCCCTCATCAACGCCAAGGCAGCGGAAGGGTACGAACTCCTCCAGGTCGTGCGCTGCTCGACGTATGAGTGGGTGCTGTTCTTCAAGAGAACCGATGGCCAAGCCTCAGCATAGGCCGGGCTGGATAGGCCCCTGGTTCTACGGCAAGCCAAAACCGGGGAAGTAGCCGCCGCAAGGAGAATGCAGATGGCTGAGAAAATGGACAAGTTGGTGGTTGGTTTCGAGTTCGACAAGGCCGCGGTTCAAGAGGCGACGGAAGCGCTCAATGCCCTGACAGAAGCGGCCGATCGGGCGAAGGCTGCAATGGACGCCTTGTTCGGCAAAGACATTGTGAGCGTGAGTGTCAAACAGAGTACGGATGCCGACGGCTTCTGGACGACAAAAGTCGAGGAACTGGTTCATCGCGGCGTGCGCCCCTCCGGGGACCGCTTCAAGCTTTAACGGAAGTGGCGAGAAGGTAGGTTTGATGACTGACGGATATGATGGCAAGCCGGCAGGAGCATTCGTCTACCGCGGGCATTGGTGGCAGATCGGCATTCAGACCTATCACTTCATGATCTCTGTCGGCCGATCCCTGCTGCACAACCGGATCGGAGTTGAGGTCTGTCTCGGCAAGGTCAAGAGCCCACCCTTCGGGTGCTCACGCTATCGCTATAACCGCTTCCTCCGGTTCTTGCCGCTCTGATGTCCCGCCTCAGAACGATCAAGCCCCTCGTCTCCACCATCAAGCCCCTCATAGGAAGAGCACCAGGAGACGAAGAGGCAAGAGCCAAGCAGGAATGGAGAGAAGACAGACCCTCCCGCCTGTGGCTCAAGTCCGGATGGTGGAAGCGCACCAGACAGCGCATCCTCGCAAGGGATATGTACACCTGCAAGCGTTGCGGCCTCCTCGTCACCGGCAAGGGAGAGGCGCACGTCGACCACATCATTCCTCACAACGAGGAGAAGGCTCGCTTCTTCTGCGATGACGCAGGACTGCAGACCCTATGTCGACTGTGCCATACAGGCGCCAAACAGTCGGAAGAGCGCAGAGCTCGCCTTCAACGGTAGATGATAACGCGCGTTTCTGTTAGATTGAAACAGCTCGACGGAGCGCTGGAACGCTGCCGCCGAGCCTAACCGAAACGATCGTGCGAGGATCGAATGGCTGCTCACAGCATAGCAGATGCGAAATGCATCGTGGAAGCGTGCAACTCCAAAGCCAAGGCGAGGGGTTGGTGCAATGCCCACTATCTCAAATGGATGAAATACGGAGATCCTCTTTACCTGCGTCCGATGAAGCCGTGGTGTCACTGCACCGTAGAAGGCTGCGAGGCGCTAAGCCGAACCAAGAACGGGAAGCTCTGTGAGACCCACTACTACCGGAGACGCCGAACTGGGACAGTGGCGGACCCTGTTTATAGAGGGAGCACAATCGGCAGTAATGGTTATGTAGTTCTCCTCGGTAAGGCCGAACATCCGCTCGTAGGGTCCAACGGGCGTCTCTATGAGCATCGAGCGGTGCTTTTCGAGAAGATTGGTCCGGGCGTTCATGCCTGCCATTGGTGCTGTGAAGAGGTGGAATGGAAGGCGAAGGGAAAGCGTAAGCTGGTAGCCGACCATTTGGACAGTGACAAACAGAACAACGCCCCCAGCAATCTCGTACCATCCTGCCATGCATGTAACGGCAACCGCGGCTTGTTCATGTCTTGGGTAATGAAGCACAGAGACGATCCATTCCTTGCAGATCTCTTCCGGCATGCGGGCACAAGCAGGCCGAGGAGCGGCGGGCACGCCTCTAGAGGGGCGGCAGGGCAGGCAGGGGGGGGGGTAGGTTGGACATGAAAGGCAGGCGGTCGTGGGACACGCGTGGGCCGCATTCGCACAATTTTTTGCCGGGTCGGAGAATTTGACGCCATGGCAGGCAACAAAAACAGCGGGCGCAACCCATTGGCGCCCTCGGAAGACGATCGCAAGAAGGTGCGGGTTCTTCGCGCTTGCGGCATGTCGTTGGAGGCAATTGCGGAAGCGATGGGCCTCGCGGTGAAGACGCTGACGAAACATTTTTCTGCCGACATGGAGATTGCGACGGCGAAGGTGACGGCGGAGGTCATGATGGCCCGCTACGAGGAAGCGCTGAAGGGCAACGTCTCGGCGCAGAACAAGCTTCTCGAGCAGGTCGGAGCGGCCAAAGCGCAGGAGCGGAGGGCGCCCGTCAAGGAGCCGAAGCTGGGCAAGAAGGAAGAGCGCCAGATAGCCGCGGAGAACGTCGGGGGTCGGTTTGCTCCTCCGCAGGCGCCGAAACTGGTCGTGAGCAATGATCGATGACATGGGATACCGCTTGCCCTGATTGGGACCGGCGGATTGCCGCGCGGGAATCCCTTATCCCCTTCGATCCTTTGTTCCCCGAGGAAGCGGAAGCCGCCCTCGAGGTGTTCAAGGCGCTCCGCATCGTTGACGCGCCGGGCAGCCCCACATTCGGTGAAGCGTGCGAGGAATGGGTCTTCGATTTCGTCCGGGCCATCTTCGGCGCCTATGACCACGAGACGGCAAAGAGGAACATCCGCGAATTCTTCCTCCTGATCTCGAAGAAGAACTCGAAGTCGACGATCGCCGCCGGCATCATGCTGACAGCGCTCATTCGCAACTGGCGCCATTCGGCGGAGCTGCTGATCCTGGCGCCGACGATCGAGGTCGCGAATAACTCGTTCTTTCCGGCGCGCGACATGGTGCGGGCGGATCCGGAGTTAACCGACCTGCTGCATGTGCAGGAGAATTTCCGGCAGATAACCCATCGGCTGACGAAAGCCGTGATGAAGGTGGTTGCCGCAGACACAGACACGGTTTCTGGCAAGAAGGCGGCCTTCGTCCTCGTCGACGAGCTCTGGCTGTTCGGCAAGAAGCCGAACGCTGATGCGATGCTGAGAGAGGCAACGGGCGGCCTTGTGTCGAGGCCAGAAGGATTCGTGATCTACCTGTCGACGCAGAGCGATGCTCCGCCGGCGGGCGTGTTCAAGTCGAAGCTCGACTATTTCCGCGATGTGCGGGACGGCAAAATCAGCGATCGGAAGAGCCTCGGAGTCATCTACGAATTCCCGCCGGCGATGCTGGAGGCGTCGAGCTATCTCGACCCGGCGAATTTCTACATCACGAACCCGAATATTGGGCGCTCCGTCAGCCAGGAATGGCTCGAAGAGGAGCTGACGAAGGAACTGGCGAAGGACAGCGACACCCGCAACACCTTCCTGGCCAAGCACCTGAACGTTGAAATCGGCATGAACCTCCGTTCCAACCGGTGGCCGGGGGCGGACTTCTGGCCGGAGCGGGAAGACGAGAGCATTTCGCTCGATACCGTTCTTGATCGCTGCGAGGTGGTCGTGGTCGGGATCGACGGCGGCGGCTTGGATGACCTCTTCGGCCTCACGGTCGTAGGGCGGGAGAAAGGCACAAGGGACTGGCTCGCCTGGTCGCATGCCTGGTGCCACAAGGGCGTGTTGACCCGGCGCAAGTCCATCGCGTCGAAGCTGCTCGACTTCAAGAAGGCCGAGCTTCTGACGATCGTCGATGACGAGCTCAAGGACATTTCGGACATCATCGAGATAATCGAGCAGGTCAAGGACTGCGGTCTTCTGGCGGCCGTCGCCGTCGACCCTGCCGGCCTCGGCGAGATGATCGAGGCGCTGGCCGAGATCGGCGTCACGCAGGAGGATGGCAATCTCATCGGCGCCCCTCAGGGCTATGCGATGATGAACGCCATCAAGACGGCAGAGCGGAAGCTGACGAACGGAACTCTGCGGCATGCGCCATCTGCGCTCATGGATTGGTGCGTGTCGAACCTGAAGATTGAGCCGACCGCAACGGCAATCCGGGCGACGAAGCAGAACGCCGGAGACGCCAAGATTGACCCGGTGATGGCGCTTTTCGACGCCGTAACCGTGATGAGCCGAAATCCGGAGGTCAAGAGAGAGCCCTCCTACCAAATGTTGGTGTTCGGCTAACCCCACGACAACCTGAAGTGAATGGAGGTCCGTCATGACCATGACGCGGCGCGCTTACTCGTTTTTCGAGGTCAAGGCCGTCAACGAGGACAAGCGCATCATCCGCGGCATCGCGACGACGCCGGCGGTTGATCGTGTGGGCGATGTCGTCGAGCCGCTCGGCGTCGGCTTCAAGAATCCGCTGCCTTTCCTCTGGCAGCATGACCACAAGAAGCCGATCGGTACGGTGAAATTCGACAAGCCTACCGCTGACGGCATCACTTTCGAGGCTGAGATACCAGTCATTGACGAGCCTGGCACGCTGAAAGACCGCGTCGACGAGGCTTGGCAGAGCATCAAGCTTGGGCTCGTCCGCGCAGTCTCGATCGGCTTCCGGGCCATTGAATACAGCTTTATCGAGAACGGCGGCATTCGCTTCTCCGAGACGGAAGTATTCGAACTCTCCGCCGTCACCATTCCAGCCCAGTCCGATGCGGTGATTACCAGCTTCGGCAAGAACATGGATGCTGCGGCAATCGCGGTCATCAAGTCCTTCGACACCGGTGTTCCGGCCGCGCCTGGCCAACGTGACACCGGTGCCGATGTCTCTCCCGGCGCTTCGGGGAAAACCACCAAATCAGTCAACCTCAACCCGAAGAAAGGGAAGGCAATGAAGACCATTGCTGAACAGATCACGGCGCTTGAAGCCTCTCGTCAGGCCAAGGCCGGCCGCATGGCAGAGATCATGCAGAAGTCCGTCGATGAAGCCCGCTCGACCGATACGGCCGAACAGGAAGAGTTCGACACGCTGGAACAGGAAGTCGAGCAGATCGACGGCGACCTGAAGCGGTTCCGCTCGCTCGAGAAGGCGCAGGCTCACACCGCAAAGCCGGTCATCGCGAACCAGATCAAGACCGCAGACGACGGTTCCAACGTTCGTGGCGGCCTTGCTCCGGTATCGGTAAAGGCTCAGAAGGCCGATCCGGGCATCATGTTCGCCCGCATCGCCCGCGTGAAGGCCCTCTCCAAGCTCGACGTGGAAAACCCGCGCGAGCTGGCGAAGCGCCTCTACGGTGAAGAGAGCCCGGTTTATGGCTTCTTCATGAAAGCCGCTGTCCCGGCCGCGAATACCGGCAATGCCACCTGGGCCGGCAATCTGGTTGGAGACGAAACGAGCCTGTTCGCCGATTTCGTCGAATACCTGCGTCCGCAGACGATCCTTGGCCGCTTCGGCGCCAATGGCGTCCCGGCGTTGCGGCGCGTGCCGTTCCGCGTCCCGCTCATTTCCCAGACGTCCGGTGGTGCCGGTTACTGGGTAGGAGAAGGCGCCGCAAAGCCCCTGACGAAGTTCGACTTCACCCGCACCACGCTGGAACCTCTGAAGGTCGCGAACATCGCAGTCGCCACGATGGAAGTCCTCCGCGACTCCAGCCCGTCGGCGGAAGCTATCATTCGTGATCAGCTTGCGGCTGCCTTGCGTGAGCGCCTGGATATCGACTTCATCGATCCGTCCAAGGCCGCAGCGGCGGGGATCTCGCCGGCGTCCATCCTCAACGGGGTTTCCGGTATCCCGTCAACCGGTAACACGGCAGACGATATCCGCGAGGACATCCGCCAACTGTTCGCGGCGTTCATTGCCGCCAACAATGCACCGACCTCCGGCGTCTGGATCATGCCAGCGACGACGGCTCTGGCCCTCTCGCTGATGCAGAATCCGCTTGGCCAGTCCGAGTTCCCCGGCATCAGCATGAGCGGGGGCACTCTGTTCGGGCTTCCGGTCATCGTCTCCGAGTTTGTCCCGACCGACAGCGGCGGCGCGATCGTAGCGCTCGTCAATGCCTCGGACATCTATCTCGCGGACGAAGGCGGCATCGATGTCGACATGAGCACGGAAGCATCGCTCCAGATGGACAATGCCCCGACGCACAACTCGACTACGCCGACCGCTGCTCAGCTCGTCTCCCTCTGGCAGACGAACAGCGTCGGCTTCCGCGCCGAGCGCACCATCACCTGGGCACGTCGCCGCGCCTCGGCCGTCGCGTACCTCACCGATGTGAACTGGGGCGCTGCCGCAGCAGCTTCGGCCTGATCCTTCCTCCCCAGGCTGAAAAGGGCCGGTCGCGAGAAATCGCGGCCGGTCACCGTTTGATAAGAGGACGACACCATGAAGACGAGCAAATACATGACTCGGGCGCTCCGCTCGCAGGACCGTCGATATGCGGTCGTTCTCGGTAAACTCGGACATTCCTCTGCATTCGTGCAGCCTTCCGTCCAGCCGGCGCTGAAGCCCGATGTCGATCCGTTGACCGCGCTGCGGGCCGAGTATCAACAGGTCGTTGGCAAGCGCGCCTTTCACGGCTGGAGCGCTGACGAGCTCAAGGCGAAGATCGCCGAGGCGAAGGAAACTCGCTGATGCGCATGTTCGGCCTGAACATTTCGCGCGCCAAGCCAGAAGAGAAAGCCCTGTCGCCGGTTTCGCGTTGGCGCAACGGCTGGTGGAGCATCCTTGAGAGCTTCCAGGGCGCATGGCAACAGAACGTTGAAGTGCGCTATGACAGCGTGCTTTCATACCATGCTGACTTTGCCTGCCGCACCCTGATCGCTTCGGATATCGCGAAGCTCCGGATCAAACTCGTTGCCAAGGATAGCGACGGAATCTGGTCGGAGACGACGAACTCCGCCTATTCGCCGGTGCTACGCAAGCCGAACGATTTCCAGAACCGCATCCAGTTCATGGAAAATTGGGTTCTGTCGAAGCTCCAGCAGGGCAACACCTACGTTCTGAAGCAGCGCGACGGCCGCGGCGTCGTGGTCAAGCTCTATGTGCTGGATCCGCGCCTCGTCACGCCTCTCGTGTCCGATGACGGTAGCGTGTTCTACCAGTTGAGCACCGACAACCTCGTAGGGGTCGAGCAGGCCGTCGTCGTACCGGCGCGCGAAATCATCCACGACCGGTTCAACTGCTTCTTTCACCCGCTGGTCGGCCTGTCGCCAATATTCGCCGGCGGTCTGGCGGCGATGCAGGGCCTCGCCATTCAGAACGACAGCACGATGTTCTTCCAGAACGGCGCCCAGCCTGGCGGCGCGCTTACGGCCCCCGGCGCCATATCCGAAGAGACGGCAAACCGCCTCAAGGAATATTGGAACACCAATTTCACCGGAAAGAACTCCGGCAAGGTCGCGGTCCTCGGCGACGGTCTCAAGTATGAGGCAATGCGAGCCAAGTCCACGGACAGCCAGCTCATCGAACAGTTGAAATGGACGGCCGAGGTCGTCTGTTCGACCTATCACGTGCCGCCCTATAAGATCGGCGTCGGCAACATGCCGACCTACAACAACATCCAATCGCTCAACGTCGAATATTACGCGCAGTGCCTGCAGGTGCTGATCGAATCCATCGAGCTCTGCCTGGATGAAGGTCTCGGCATGGGCGAGGGGATTGGGACCGAGTTCGACATTGACGGCCTACTGCGCATGGACAGCGTGACGCAGATGGATGTTCTCGAAAAGGCGAAGAGCGTGATGACGCTCGACGAGCGCCGCAAGCGCATCGACCTTAAGAAGGTCACCGGCGGCAATACCATCTATCTGCAGCAGCAGGATCACTCGCTTGAGGCTATCGCCGCACGCGACAAGCTGCTCGTGCAGCAGGCGAATAACCCGCCACCAGCCGCAGAACCAGCAGCGGGCGCATCCGAAGGAGCCTCGGAGGCAGAGCAGCGTTCGTTCTTCACCGAGGCGGCCTACTACTTTCAGAAAGGCATCGCGGCATGATCGACGCTAAGGCTTTTGGCCTGGAACTCGCCGGGATCGTCAAGGCGCAACTCGACCCGATCACGGCGCGTCTCGATGCGCTCGAAAAGCGTCTTGATGACCTTCCGACGCCCCGCGACGGCAAAGATGCCGACTTGGACGAGGTGCGCCAGATCATCGGCGAGGAACTCGCCGGTATCAAATGCACCATCGAGGCGATCCAGCCGGCGCCTGAACTCCCTGACATTCCAGCGTTGATCGACGCGGTCGTAAGGGAAGCCGTAGCGGCTATTCCCGCCCCACAGGACGGCAAGAGCGTGACTGTCGATGATGTCGCTCCTCTGATTGCCTCTGAGGTCGAGAAGCGCGTGAGCGAGCTTCCTAGGGCGAAGGATGGCATTGACGGCAAGGACGGCGTTGGGCTGGCTGGCGCGCTGATTGATCGTGACGGCAAACTGGTCGTCACCTTGACCAACGGCGAAACGAAAAACCTGGGACCAGTCGTTGGGCGCGACGGGATTGATGCAAAGGGGGAGGACGGGAAAGACGGCCTCGGCTTCGACGATCTCGATGCAACCTTTGACGGGGAGAAAACCGTCACGCTGAAGTTCAGCAAGGGCGAGCGGGTGAAGGAATTCGCCTTCGCGATGCCGGTCGTGATCGATCGGGGCGTATTCAAGGAAGGTCAGGCCTACAAGGCCGGCGACGGCGTCACCTGGGGCGGTTCGTTCTGGATTGCGCAGGAGGATACCGAAGCCAAACCCGACAGCGGTAAGGGCTGGCGCCTCGCCGTTAAGAAAGGCCGGGACGGTCGTGATGGCACCACGAAGGGACCGAGGGCGACCGGGCCAATTCGCTTGGGCCCGAAGAAGGACGACGACAAATGACGGCTGCCTTGGTTACTAGCGATGAAGTCAAGCGAGCGCTCCGGATCGATCTTGACGATACCGACGATGATGCGTTGATCGAACAGCTGATCTACGGCGCCACGAAAATGGTCATAAACTACCTGAAATCGGCCGCCGATGCCTATCTCGACAGCGGCGGCGACGTGCCGAGCGGGACGGATATACCTGACGAAATCAAAACCGCGACGATCATGCTCGTCGGGTTCCTCTTCAAGCAGTCCGATCAAGATCCAGAAGGGTATTTCGAGCGCGGCTATCTGCCGAAGCCCGTCACGGCAATCCTCTACCCCCTGAGAGACCCTGCGCTTGCATGAACCTCGAACTGGCGAAGGCCCTGAATCAGCACATCCCGTCCTGGTGGCCAAACTGGCATGGTAAGACGTGCGTCGTCGTGGCTGGCGGTCCTTCCGCGAAGGATCAGCCGCTACACCTTCTCGACAAGCGGAAGCACAAGGTCATCGTCATCAACAATGCGCACCAGCTTTTCCCGCGGGCGCATGTCCTGTTCGCCTGCGATCTCGCCTGGTGGCGGCGATACGGCCCGGACCTGACCTTTGAAGGGCTGCGGCTCTCCACCGACAAGAACGCCTGTGAACCGGTGATGCCGTGGGGCGTGCAGCGCGTCATGGTCGACAAGCCGAGCGATCGGCTCAACCTCGTTCAATACAACCGGGTTGGATGGGGCGGGAACAGTGGGTTTCAGGCCTTGAACCTCGCCTTGCAGTTCGGGGCAACGCGCATCGTCCTCGTCGGCTACGACATGACTACGCGCCACGGCCTGCATTGGCACGGCGCGCACCCGACCGGGATGAACAACCCGACCGAGCCGAACATCGCGCGTTGGCGCCGGGCGGTCGATGGGGCGGCCGATCAGATCGCAAAGCTTGGCGTCAAGGTCATCAACGCGAGCGAGATATCGACCCTGGAGAGATATCCGAAAATGAAGCTGGAAACCGCCCTCGCATGAAGGTGATGACTGTTATGCGCTCGGGCGGCGAATACAAGCCGGAGCATGTCATTCGGCTGCGCGATCAGGTCATGATGCATCTGCCCGGCGCTGATTTCTGGTGCCTGGCGGACTGCGATGTTCCCGGCGTGCAGGTCGTGCCGATGCCGAACCTCTGGCCCGGCTGGTGGTCGAAGATGAACCTCTTCGATCCAGCGATAGAAGGCCCGATCCTGTTTATGGACCTGGACACTTCGATTGTCGGGGACATGGCCGCCATCGCCGGCGTCGACCGGCTGGCGATCATGCGGGACGTGTACCGGCCGGCTGGGCTGCAGAGCTCGCTGATGTTCTTGCCGGAAGACTCGCGCCGGAAGGTCTGGGAATGCTGGATCGATCGCCCGACGCAATGGATGGGCATTTATCACCGGGGAGGGGATCAAGCCTTCCTCGAGCGGTTCTGGCTGGAACGCGCCGCCCGATGGCAGGACATCCTTCCGGGGCAGGTGGTCTCGTATAAGGCGCACGTTCGGAAGGCGGTGCGCAAAGATCGTGAATTCGGTGACGGTAATTTGCCGGAAGGCGCGCGGGTCGTGTGCTTCCACGGAAAGCCGCGCCCTTGGGAAATCGGGTGGTGAACATGCAAATCGAAGATATCCGACGCATTGAGATCAAGCCCGGCGACAAGCTTGTGCTGAGGGTCGACGCTCCTATTTCGGATGAGATGGCGACGCGTCTTCGCAAGCACCTTGAAGGCTTCGCTCCCGGTGTTCCGGTCCTCATCCTCGACAGCGGCATGTCGCTCGATATCCTCTCAGAGGTAGCGGCATGAAGCCTTTTGAACAGCGCGGCTCCGCAATCGTCTCGCGCCTGCCGCGGAGCGCCAGGGCGGCGGAAATCGGCGTCCTGATCGGCCAGACATCGGAATTCATCCTGCGCAGCCGAAAGGATGTCTCCCTCCTGATGATCGACAGTTGGCAGACAGTCGACAAACAGCCGGAACGCTACAAGGCGACCGGCGACGATCATGCTCTGCATGCCGACCCGGCGCGCGTCAAGTCGCATCGGGCGCAGGCGGAGGCGAGGGCGAAGCTCTTTCCGGGCCGCGCCTCGATCATGGCGATGGCCTCAAGCGAGGCAGCGGCAAAGGTCGAAGACGGTTCTCTCGATCTCGTCTTCATCGATGCCGATCACAGCTATGAGGGTGTGAAGGAAGATATCGCCCTCTGGCTTCCGAAGGTGAAGGCCGGCGGATGGCTTGGCGGGCATGACTATCGCAATCCGGATCCCCGTTTTCGCTTCGGCGTCACTGAGGCGGTTGATGAATGGGCCGGAGCGACCGGGCGCGAAGTCGAGACCGACCTGAATTTCACCTGGTTCGCGAGGGTCTGATGGCAGATCGCGGTTCCGGACAGCTTTTCGAGCGTGTCGCCTTCGATGAGCGCGCCAACGTCAGCGATGGCGAGGGCAACGTCGAGGGCGAATTCGTCGAGCAGTTCACCTGCCGAGCTGGCTTTACCTTCCTGCGAGGCGGGGAGACTGTGATCGCCGGCCGCCTCGAAGGGCGTCAGCCGGTCGTTGTCCGAGTTCGCAGCAGCAGCAACACGAGAGAAATTGCCCCAGATTGGCGGATGCGTGATCTGCGCACCGGCAAGGAATACGCGGTTCGCTCGGTCATCCCGACACAGGATCGCCTCTTCATCGACGTTGCGGTAGAGAGCGGAACGCCGGCCTAATGGTTCAGGGTGTCGCGAAGCTCACGAAGAAGCTGACGGTCACGCTTCCGAAGCGCGTCGAGGACGCTACGCGGAAGGCGATGGAGAAGGGCGCGCAAGAGCTCGTAGAGATGATGAAGCGCCTGGTTCCCGTCGACAGCGGAGACCTGCGAGACAGCATTGGATGGACTTGGGGCAATGCGCCACAAGGGGCGGCGGTGATCGCCCAGAGCGCGCCTGATGACAAAGGAATACGGCTCACGGTCTACGCCGGCAACCGGCAAGCCTACTACGCCAGATTTCAGGAGTTCGGAACGACGAAGATGCCGGCGAATCCGTTCTTCTTCCCGTCCTGGCGGGCACTGCGCAGGCGCATCGCATCCCGCATCACGCGCGAAATGCGCAAGGCTGTCAAAGCGGAGTTCCCTGCCGAATGAGCCCGACACGAGAACTCTGGATCCTCGTCCGCAACACGTTGCTGGCCGATACAGCCATCACGACGCTGGTCAATGCGATCTACGACAAGGTGCCGGATAGCCCCTGGGGCGAGAAGAACGCCTACATCAGCCGCGGCCCGAGCTTTGGCGTAGATGATGGTGCCGACTGCATCGACGGCCAGGAGATCACGCTCCAGCTCGATGTGTGGTCGAAGGTCAACAACACCGGAACGTGCAATGACATCGTGGAAGCGGTGCGCAAGGCCGTCCATGAGAAAGAGCTCGAGCTGACGGAGAACGCGCTGGTGCAGACCCGCGTCGAGCTCTGGCGTGTGATCGATGATCCAGACCCGCTGGTCACGCATGGGATCATCCAAATCGTCGCTTTGATCGAAGTGCCGGAGGTATCGTGATGGCAAAGATGATGGTCCACACAGAGGGCACATTCCGGCGCCCGAACTCGAAATATTCCTTCAACTTCAAACCGGGTCCGGTCCCGCAGGACTGGCCCGAGGATGTCGTCGCCTATGCCGTAGCACGCGGCAAGGCCGAACGTGTCTCGCCGGCGAAACGCGGCAAGGCAACTGCTCGCAAGGGCACAGAGAGGGCTTAACGCCCGTCACCGAAACCGGGCCGCAAGCCCTCATTGGCTGGATCGTATCCGGCCCGTTTTCACATGGAGAAGTCAAATGGCTCGAGCGACCACCGAAAGCTTTCATGAAATGGTGCTGGAGGTCGAAACCGACACTCCCGGCGTCTATGCCAAGCTCTGCGGATTGACCGGCCGCACGATCAGCCGCACGTCGAACATGAGCACGACCGAAGTGCCGGATTGCGATGATGAGTCGCTTCCGTCCGCCTTGGAACGCGCCGTCCAGTCGCAGGAAATCACTGTGTCCGGTACAGGCGTCTGGGCCGCCCAGAGCCACGGCACGATGATGGATTGGTTCTATTCCGGCGCCACCAAGAACATCCGCATCGGCCATCTGCGGGCGGAAGTCGGTGACACCGAATACGAGACCGGACCGGCCTATCTCGTCAGTCTGAACAACACGGCAGAGCGCGGCGCCAAGGTGACGGCGGAACTGGAAATCCAGTTCGACGGCATCCCGACCCGCACGGCGGCTGAGAGCGGCACCTGATGCGCGGAGCTGAAACCATCGTATGGGCCGGGGGCGAAAGTCGCTTCCGGCTCGGGATCGGCGAGCTGCGTGCGATCGAGCAAGCCAGCGATGCCGGCGTGGCCGTGGTTTTCATGCGCCTCATCGGCCAGCAATGGAAGATCGACGACGTTCTCGGGCCGATCCGGCTTGGGCTTATCGGTGCGGGCATGTCGGAGGGCGAGGCAAGAGCCACGATCAACCGTGTATCGGCTCTTGCAAGCCCCTATTCGCTCGCCGTGACCTCGGCTGAAGTCCTGCGCCGCTTCATCATGTGGGGCGAGGAGGATGCGCCGGGGGAGCATCAGGCGGGAACGGAAAGCCCGGACCCGCTCCCCTCCCAAACGGCAAAACCCGATGGTCAAGCTACTACCGAGCGGGAGCCGTTCTAGGGTTCACGCCTCGCGATATCGACGACATGACGCTCTGGGAGTTCGCCCACTGCACCGAAGGGTGGAAGGAAGCGCACCAGGCAGAGGAAGCGCCGGCACCCGCCATGGATGACAGCAAACTGGCCGATCTCGGCGTAGTGGGGTTTTAGGTAAATGGCAACAGCAGAAGACCAGGCTCGGTTGCTCGTCTCGATCGAGGCGAACCAGCGCACCTTTGCGAAGCAAATGGCTGCTGTTGCGAAGCAGTCGGCTGACGCCGCCAAATACGTCGAGGACAACTTCAAGAAGGCGAACGACAACGTAGCCAGCGGCTTCGGTCGCTCCGGCAAGGCGGTTGAGCGCTCAATCGGCGGGCAGCGTGCGGCGGTGGCGAACCTTTCGGCGCAGCTGAATGATATCGGCGTGCAGCTCGCATCGGGAACATCGCCTTTCACCGTCATGGTGCAGCAGGGCAGTCAGGTTTCGCAGGCGCTCCAGGGCAGCGGCGGCTTGGTCGGGGCGGTCAAGACACTGGGCGGCGCGTTCGCCCAGATGGTCAATCCGGTTTCCTTGGCCTCGTTCGCTCTGATTGGCGTCGCCGGCTACGCGGTCCAGTATTTCACGAGCGTCGAAGATGGCGCCAAGACTTCGGACAAGGCGCTGAAGGCTCATGCCGATCTGATCGCCGCAGTGACGAAGGAATGGGGTGACGCGGTCCCCGCGCTCAAGGCTTATGCCGAGGCAGCGAAGGAAGCGCAGAACGTCGCGCAGTTGCGCGAAGCCACTGATCTGCACATTGACGAGATATTCAAGCAGGCTCGGGAGCAGGTTAAGGGGCTGAGCGTCGACATCACGGATGTTGTTGCCGACTTGCGCGCGGCGGGCGCTGAGGAAGAAAGCATCCTGAGAATTCAGGACGCCTTCAATGCCGTGAAGACGGCGATCGACAGCGGCAAGGACTCGACCAAGGAGACGCAAGAGCTCACCGCCGCTTTGATCAATGAATGGCTGAATAGCGGCGTTTCCAGCGCTCAGGCGTTCGCGGGACAAATCCACGGTATCGCACAGGCTTTCGCCGAATACGCGAAGCAGGCAGAGGAGGCACGGAAGCAGGCAGAGGCCGCCATCCAGGCGCGGCGCGTTGAAGAGATGCAGCGTAGCCTTCCGGGCAATCTGGGGCAGTTGTCGCCGATATTCTCCGGAGGAGGTCGCTTCCTGAACGAAGCCGAGGCGATGAATGCGCGGGCGCAGGAGAGGGCGGCGGAGTCGGCCGGCAAGGCGGCAGACTCCTTCGATGGCCTAAACGACGCGGTTGGCAAATACGTCAACAACGTGGTGAAGGCTGAGAGCGGCGGCATCGCCAATGCCAAAAACCCGAACTCCTCGGCGACCGGCGTCGGCCAGTTCATCGAGAGCACATGGCTCCGCTTGTTCAAGCAGCACTTCCCCGATCGCGCGCAAAGCATGGCAGATGCTACGATCCTGGCGCTGCGCAATGATGCGGAAATCAGCCGTTCGCTGATCGAGGCATATGCTCGAGAGAATGCCGGCATCTTGCGGCAGGCGGGTGTCTCGGTAAACGAAGCGGCCTTGCAGTTGGCACACTTCCTCGGGCCTCAGGGTGCAATCAGTGTTCTGACGGCCAAGAGCGGAACGCCCGTCAGCCAGGTGTTGAGCCCCGGCGCGATCAATGCGAACCAGTCCATTCTAGGCGGCGGCGCTACGGTGGATGACGTGATTGCCTATGCGCAGCGGCGAACGCAGGCGGTGCAGGGCGAAACGGCAGCCGTCCATCAGTTGAATGATGCATGGGCCGGGTTGCGCACGCCGACCGAAGCGCACACGCAGGAAGTCCAGCAGCAATCGCAGGCATATCAGGACTTCGGCCAAGTGGCACAGACAGCATTCCAGGGCCTCGCCAATGCGCTTGCAGACGGCAAGCTCGAAGGAAAAGAGCTTCTGCAGATAGTGATGCAGATTGTGCAGCAGTTGATCAGCATGCCGTCGATCGGCGGCGGCGCGGGTGGCCTCTTTGGCGGCGGTGGCGGCGGGTTTCTCGGGGGCATATTGGGCGCCATCTTCCACAAGGGCGGTGTCGTCGGCGGGCCAGCGCCGCAGCGCGCAGTTTCGCCTTCCGTCTTCGCCGGCGCCAAGCGGTATCACTCCGGGGGCATTGCCGGGCTGCAGCCTGGCGAAGTACCTGCGATCCTTCAGAGGGGCGAAGTTGTCCTCCCGAAGGGCACGAAGATGGGCGGCGCTCAACAAGTGCACGTCACCGTAGGCGTGGCGGCTGACAACAACGGCAACCTTCTGCCATTCGTCGAATCCGTAAGTCAGCAGACGGTCGCCTCGGCCAGCCCGAAGATCGTTGCGGCCGCAAACCAGCAGGTCGTTCCGACGATGGCGAAGCACCAGCAACAGAAGGCAGGGGCGGAGTGGCGCTGATGGCTGAAATCATCCAATGGCCTCTTTGCGTCCTGCGGCCGCAGACGGCAAGCGCCAACCTTGTGCCGTTCTCCCGCTCCGGCGGGCGGACGCTCGGCGGTGTCGAGCCATCCACTCGGACGGATCTCGGCTTCTGGGCGATCGACTATGCAAACATCGTCCTCACCAACAAGCGCCGGGATCAATGGCAGACCTGGCAGGCCATTCGCCAGAAGCTCGGCGGGCGGCCGGGGCTTATTGCCGTTCGCGTGCGGTCGTCTCTCTCGGCGCCGTATGTGTCCGGTCAATTCGAGCCGGTGATCGAGACCGAGCACAGCGACGAGACGCCGTTTTCGGACGGCACGCCCTACACGCAAGGCGCGGTTTCGGTCGTGACCGATGGCGTGACGGCGGTGGGTGCAACATCCATCCGGCTGCGCATCATCAACGCGGCCGCAAACCTCGTCGGCGTTCGGTTCTCCTATCACCACGCGCTCTACGAGACGGGCCCGGTCATTTCGATCGATGGCGACATTTGGACTGTGCCGATCTCGCCTTCCGTGCGCGAGCTGATCCCCGCCGGCGCCGATCTGGAATTCGATGAGCCGACGTGTCTTTGCCATCTCGTCGAGGACCGCGGCATGGACATCGACCAGAACGCCGTTTCCAAGTTTTCGCTGCCTTCGGTGAGCTTCGTCGAGGCGGTCGACTACTGGGCAAATCTCTGAGGCACCATGTCGATCAAATCGCTGCGAATCCTCTGCGACGTGATGTTGCCGGAGGCCACAATCCGCGTGTGGGATGGATCGGGCGGCCCGTTCATCGACGGCGACGGCAACATGTACCGGCCGGCGCAATTCACGGAAGACGCGCTCCAGTCGGTTGAGGCGGCTATCAACGGGGAGGCCTACACGCTTGCGCTATCGCTGATTTCGGTCAGCCAGTCGGTGGCCGATAGCATCTGGGAATACGACGAGGAGACCTCGGTTCAAGGTTCCCCGTTCATCGTCAAACTGCAAATCCTCGATGAGGACGAGCAGCCAGACGGGGATCCGATCATCGTTTTCACCGGCGACATCGACAATCTGGATGTGGTCGACGAGGACAGCGGCAACAACAGCATCCGCTCCATGGTCAATCTTGAGGTGACGAACCGGTTCACTCTGCGCACGGTCACGAACGGCGCTGTTCTGTCGGATGTCGACCAGCGTGCAAGGTCGGAACTGCTGAACCCATCGGCGCCGGATGACGAGTTCTGCAAGCGCGTCCCTCTGATGCGTGACCAAACAATAAAATGGCCCAACTGGTAAATGGAACAGACGCTCGAGCAATTCCTCGCCGCCTATGCTGAAAAGCCATGGCGACCGGGACAAGTCGATTGCTGCCTGTTCCTCGCCTCTTGGGCGATCTGGCTGGGCCATCGTGACCCGGCGCAGCATCTGCGCGGGGCCTACGATAGCGAAGACGGATTCCGCGCCATCATAGAAGGGCAGGGAAGCGTTTCAGTGCTGGTGGGCTCCTGTGTGGCGGCAATCGGCGGAAAGCGCGTGCAGCGGCCCCTGTGTGGCGCTGTCGGCGTCATCGGCAGCAGCAACAACATTCATCGGCAGTTCGGCGCCATCCATGATGGCGACGGCTGGCTTGTCCGCATGCAAGGCGGCATCGGTCGCATGACCGCGAAAACCCTCGCAGCTTGGGAAATCTGAATGCCCGGCATCATCGATAGCATCGCGCTTATCGTGTCGTCTCTGGCGACCACGACCTTTGCGGCAAATGCTCTGTATCTTGGCACCTATGCCGCGCTGTCTGCTGGCTTGGCGCTCGGCGCATCTTTCATTCAGGGCGCATTCGCATCCAAGCCGGAAGTGCCAAAGCCGGATGACGGCAGCTACAATCTCAAGCAGAGCGTGCCGTCGCTCCCCTACGTCCTCGGAAGGACCAAGAAGGGCGGCGATTACGTCTTCCTCGAGGAGAAGAATGGCACGGCCTACCACATCATTGTCTGGGCCGGGCATCGCATCCACCAGTTTGTGCGGCACTACCTGCATGACGACCCGGCGACACTCAACGTTGACGGCGGCGTGACCGAGCCGGGCCACTACGACAAGGATGGGGTGAGCTACGTTCACATCAATACGCGCCTCGGGCTGAATGCCGAAACTGCCTACTCGCAAGTTGTCACGGCGTTCCCGACAATCTGGGACAACAACTGCCGCGGTGACGGTCTGGCCTCTGTCCTGATGCGGTGCCGGACGGTCGATCAGAAGGAATTCCTCGATGTCTATCCTAACCAGATGCCGGAGCATTCCGCGGTAGGCGACGGCGCGCTTCTCTACGATCCGCGCAAGGACAGCACGCAGGGCGGCTCCGGCTCGCACCGCTACAACAACCCGAACACCTGGGAGTTCTCTAGCAACCTGGCTCTGATGCGTCTCTGGCACCTCTGCCATCCGGTCGGCGGGAAGATGGCCTACGAGAACATGTATCTGCCCGACTGGGCGAATGCCGCGAACGTCTGCGACCAGAACGTGACGAACCGCAGCGGCGGCACTGAGAAGCGCTATCACGGCGGCTTCTGGTTCCGCGCCAGCAACGATCCGATCGAGGTCGGGCGCATCATGGACGAGGCGGCCGAGATGGTCGTCTATGAGCGGGCAGACGGAAAGATCGGCGTTCATGCCGGCGAGTTCGTGACGCCCGATGTCCGTCTGGATGCCGAGAGCATCTTCAGCATCCGCGTGGACAAGAACAAGCGCCGGGCAAACACGGTGCTCGGCGTCCGCGGCCGGTACGTCAACACGGCGAAGGATTACATCACGGAAGACGCCGCGATCTACGGCGACCCGTATGCCGTTGTCGACGACAACACGGAGCGCACGCGGACTTTCGAGAATGCGGCCATCCAGAGCCACAACCACTGTCAGCGCAAGCAGAAGCTGATTTTCATTCGGGCCAATGCCCGCAAGGTGGCCGTGGTCGCCGACTATACCGCCGAGGGCGTGCGCGATTTGGCCTATCGCCGCTTCGTGACAGTTCACTACCCGTCGCGCGGGCTGGCCGAGGCGACGATCGAAATCACATCGAGCGTGACGATCGATCTCCGCAACATGCGGGTTTCGTTCTCGGGCATCATCGTGTCTTCGTCGCTCTACAGCTTCAATGCGGCGATGGAGGAGGGCGAGCCAGGCGAGGCCGTCGAGCCATTGCCCGATGAGGGCGTCCCGGTGCCCGTCGATTTCGCGGCATCGATACAAACGGAAGTGGTCTCGGGCGGAGCAACAGCCGCCTTTATTCTGGCCACATGGGATTTCGTAGACGACACGCTGACGTACGAACTCGAATACGACCGCACCAGCGGATCGACGGGCGTGCAGTCGGTGTTCTCGGAGGCCGGCGCGACACAGGTGCGCTCGGGCTATCTGGTCGACGGCGAAGAATACAAGGTGCGCCTGCGGGCATGGGGCGGCGGCACGAAGTCCGAATGGACGGATTACATCTTCCTGACGGCTACGGCTGATCCGGTGGCGCCTGATCCTGTCACTGCTGTCAGCGTGGATGTGTCGACACCAGCCGAGGCGGCCTTCCAATGGGCCGCGCCGAACAGCGCCAACTACTACGCCTGCCGCATCTACATCAACACGACGAACGACTTGGGAACAGCGACGCTCGCAGCGACCGAATACGGGCCGCCGAGCGCGACCGACCTTCGCGTCGTCACGTCACTGGCGGCGGGCACCTATTACGGCTGGCTCCGGTCGATCAACCCGTCTGGCGTTCCGGGTACGGCGGTCGCGACGGGTAGCTTCGTCGTGACGTAACGGCCTGACGTAACGGCCTGAAATAGCAACAACAATTGAGTTTTCAGCCCTGGCTAGCGCCGGGGCTTTCTTTTTATGGAGAAGACATGGCGACCGCAGCAACCGTGTTTCGCGATTATGAAGCTGATGGCGTACCGGCCTCCGGCAGCCACAAAGTCAAGAAGTCAGACGTTCGGCAACTGCTGGGCGAATACGAGTCCACCATTAACGCCTTTCTGTCGAACGGCGGACTGATCTATTCCAGCAAGGCGGCTATGGACGCCGACTTGGCCCACGGTCCAAACTCTTCGGCGTGGGTTATCGGTGACGCGACGGTAGCCAATAACGGCATCTATCGGAAGATTGGTGCCTCCGGCACAGGTTCGTGGACGCGCGTTGCGGATCTCCCGTTCAGCTTCATCATCGCTTCGGACGTGGGTGCGGGCACGCCGAACGCCATTCAGGCAACGACGAGCATTCCAGTCAGTGCGTCTGCGCTGATCTGGATGAACGTTTTTGAGGCGAACACGGCCTCCCCAGTAACCGTATCCTTCAACGGCGGGACTTCCCTCACGATCAAGACGAACAGCGGCAATGACGTCGCGGCGGGCGGTCTGACTGCCGGCATGATCGTCATAGGCATCGTCTCGGGCTCGACGTTCAGGCTGGTGAGCGATCAGGCGAGCGCGGCTGTGGTCGCCGCCGCCGAGGCCGCGCAGGCGGCCGCCGAAGCCGCCGCGGCAAGCGTGAATATCCGAAACATTGACGACCGCACAGCGCTGAAGGCTCTGAACACCGTAGCCACTACGCTTGCTTTTCTGCGCGAACCGGGTCGCGAAGGGCTGTTCAAATGGACGACGGGAGACTTCTCCGCGCAGATCGCCGCTGACACGTCTGAAGGCGTTTACGTCAAGGCCGACGGGATAGACTCGACGGTTGGCGCGTGGGTGCGTGTGGTCACTGGCTACATTCTCCCGAAGTGGTTCGGCGGGACCGATTCCGCAGCAATAAACGCAGCGTCAACCGTGGCGAAGATCATGGGCGGCGGCTATGGCGCCATGCTCAATGGTGGAGACTGGACCGTCAACGCCACTGTCACGCTGCGCGACGGCGTGCATCTTTTTCTCTCGCCTAATGCCGTGTTGAAGCGAGCAAACGGCTTCGTCGGAACGATGGTGCGAAGCGAGAATTTCGCGACTTATACCGGCACCACCAACCCACTGGCCGCGTACCCACGCTATATCGGCCTCTCTGGCGGCAGGATCGATGGCCGCTACATGAACAACGCCTTCACCGCCTACGAGAACCAGAACGGCGGCAACGGCATCGAGATTTACGCGCACAAGATCCACCTAGACACCACCGTCCAGAACATTCCCGGCGTCGGCGTCTGGTGCGAAAGTTCAACCGGCAACGGAAATCTCGACCTTGATTATGTGCGCCAGGCAAAAATCAGACTGGAAATTCAGGCGACGAAGTACGAAGGTCTGATCTGGAAGGGTCCGTCTGATGTCCCAATCGAGTGGGTCATGCAGACGAATGCCGGCGCCCGCATCGCCAGCGAGCAGGACACAGGCCTTGTATCTTCGCCAACCTATGGCGGCACGAACGGCGGGTACACGGATGGCGTAGTTTTCGACACCGGGGCCGAGATCAGCAAAATTCACAGTTACGGCAACTTTGTCGGGCGCGGCGTTGCATTCAACACTGGTCGTTTCAACGTTGATCTGCTGATGGTTGAGACGTGCCGTTATGGTGGCATGCGCATTCTCGGGACCACTTACGGTGTTATCAATAACCTCGAACTGCACAGAACTGGCGGCTACAACGGTGACACGCAGCCCTCGCTGGATTTCCAGAGCGCGGGCAACGATGACGTCGGTTGGCTTATCACGACGAAGCCGTATCATAAGGACACGGCCGCCACGACGCCGAGGAACCTGATTGAGATTGGCGCAGCCGCGCGTTACCTAACGCTGCGTGGACAGATCACAGGCGACAACGTACCAGGCCATGGCATCGTTATTGATGGCGGCGCTAACTTCATCGACATCGATGTTACCGCGAACGAGTTTATCGGAACGGCAGGGGATGGCCTCCCGTCGAGTGCGATCTATCGCAAAGCTTCGTTCAGCACGCGGGGTCACAGCATTCGGGCCACGGTGTTCGCGAGCGATGTCGCCTTCCGCAGCTCTGGAACCCCGCGTTCAGAGCGGGTTGACATTCAAGCATACCTGAACAGTGGGCAGGCGATTTTCGCTGGAGACAGGAAAGTCAACCCCGGCCAGCTCTGGAAGCTGGCCGGGTCTGTGGATACAGCCGGCAGCAGCGAGATGCAGGCTAACTCGTACTTCTCCGGCTACATCACGGTTGGCGACGATGCAGTCGTTAGCCTCCCGACGCCAAAAAACGCAGGGTTCTGCAGCTTGATGGCGGTAGGGACCACCGAAGACAGCCTGTTCCCGAATGTCGTCGTCTCTGGTGTTGTTTGCTATGACGCGGGGAGCACGGTGGCCTGCGAGAAGGTGAACGCGAACGGCGCCAGCTTTGCGGCGGTCAGCACCGACGTAACCGGCACCACCGGAACAGATGGGCGAACGACCGTTGGCGTCATCGCCGGCAACCTGAGAGTTGAGAACAGAACCGGCGGCACGATGATGTACAGGTATGCGTTCTTTGGATAAGAGCCGATCCAAATTTACTAATTGGCAGTCTTTCGTATCTGGTCTCTAGCGATTCTCTCGATAATGCTGGTTGCGATCGCTTCCGCCGTTTCCGCGACCTCCTCACTGGCGGACGGAAACCCAGTCGATACCATCATGCGCGAGAAGATGCGCGATGCTTCGCTGTTCGCGTATTCTTCAGCGCTGTCGAATTTCTGGATGTCTCTCTCCAAGAGCAATTCTACGAGGGCCTCCAAGGCGAGAACTCTCGCTTGGAGAGCGCTCACTACGTCGAGCTGGTCAAGGTCAGTCGGGGTCTCCTCGCTCGGGATCGCGCCATCCAGAAATTCATCGTCGGTCATCAGGTGTCGCCTTCCGCAGGAGTACTTCAGCTTCTGGGAACTGTCATCTCGCAGTTGCCAATGATGTATTTGAGTGGAGGGCACATCAAGACACAAAGCCGCATTTTCGCCCGCAGAATGTTTGGCTGAGCTCTGATCGCCTGCCGTTGGGTCTTGATAGCCTCTGCACGTTTACCTGCTTGGTAATAGGCCTCCGCGGCATAACGCAAAAGGTTTGGCCTTGATGGCGTCAGTTTGTGCGCATCGATCAGGTGTTTTGCCGACTTCTCGAAATCGCGCCTGTGGAAATCGTTCAAGCCCCATCGGATCAAGGTGGGGCCGTCTGGAGGGGTTTTAGACGTCGTGGCTGCCTTGACCGGGGCTATCCTGGCGGCCGCGTAACTTGCCCACGAAAATGGCATCGTGACCTTCATCCGGCCGAGTTCAAAATGGTGTTCGCGCCATAGGAATTTCGTTACGGAGATATCGCGATATCCGTGGGCCTTCCGGGTGGCGAATTCTCTGATGCTGTCCGTCGCGATGAACTGAGAATACTTCCGGGAAATGAACCAGGCGGCAAGACGGCGCACAAGATCGAACTGCGGCCGCGAGACGCCTCCGGACACGAATTGGTCGAGTCCCTCTGCGGCAGAGCGCGCGCGGTAGCCGGCGCCCTCGATATTATAGAAAGCGTTACCGAGAGTGATGGTCGGGGTCTCGTGCAATATGGAAAGGAGACCAACGCCGGAATTGTAGCAAAGGGTGACGTCGGCAAGGTCGAGAAGGAAATGAACGTTATCGTTCCGGTCGGCGATCGTGACATTCGGTGCTGACGGAACATCCTCCACCTTCGAAAGTGGATGCGGCTTGATAATGAAGAGCAGGTCGCGATGCTTTTCAACGACCTCGCCAAGCGACTCGACAAAAGCCGAATAGCTCTGCTCACCCTTGATAAACATGGTGACGGCCATGTCATCTTCGAGCTGGAGCGGGATGAAGCAGATTTTGCTGGAGAGATGTTGTTGGGCGGAATACTTCGCGGCAGTCTTCGCGTAGGCGTCCATGCTTTCCAGCGTCTCGTCGCCGAGGCGCAATCGGCGGATATAGGCTTCTGCCTCCGTTAGTTCGTCCCGGGAGAATGCCGCGTTGCGGAACGCCTCCGGACTGAAGTTCGGGCTGTTATAGCAAACGTCGTCATCATAATAGATCGTCCCCGGCAGAGCGCCTCGTTCTATGACGACCACGTTCCGGCCCTTCTCGCGGGCGAGCATGACGATACCGCGGTAGGCGGCATGGCTCTTCATGTAGGGATTGAATATCGCGACGTCGTCAATCTCACCGGAAATGAGCGCATCGGTAATCTGGGCGAGCGTTTCCGGCTTATCGTCGAAGACAGGCACGGTTGCGTAACCCGCTAACCTAAGCGGAAGGAAATATCCCCAGGTGTCGGTGTTCTTGCAAAGGCAGGCGATCTTCTTCCGGCGAGGGAGGTGATCGACGGAAAGCAGTGAATGATGAGCTTTGAGGTAGCGGCCGGTCGAGGTGGAGAACTTATCCCTCTTCCAGTCGTTGTTGCTGTACCAGTCGTTGTTGCGCTCTCGATGATGGTAGAGGTGGAACACCTTCAAACCAAGGCCTTCCGTCGGCTGCGACAACAACTCGAAAAGGCGTCTGAACCCCGCATATGGGCGAGCTTGGAAGAAATCGTTTCGCAGAGGGCCGTGGAGATCCTCGTGCGCCCGATCTGGAAGGGGAAGGTGCCCCGAGATAATGCAGAAGCGTAACAGGAACTCGAAGTCCTCGGACCCGTGCCCCCGGAAACTGCTGTCGTACCCTCCCGCGAGTGAGAACATCTTGCGGTTTATCAGGAACACATTCGAGTAGGGGGCAATGAAACGCTCCTCCTCTCGATCGGCTTTCGCGTAGTTGAGCGCAAATGAGAGGCGGTTGAGAAAAGAGGAACGCCCGTCGGGCGAGTCGATGGCCTCAAACACCCGAGTGTCCGCCTCATTGAGGTGAACTGCGGGCGGATTTAGGATGATGTCGACCACGCGGCGCATGTTCAGCGCCGAGGCGTTGCGAGCGAGTTTCTCGAATAGGTCGCGTTCGCTGACGAAGTCGGGGTCGCAGAAGAAAACGAAATCTGTCGTAGTCTGCTCAAAGGCTATGTTCCTGGCCGTAGCCAGCGAAAACACATCGAAGTCGGGGACGAAGTGGTGGCGGTATTTTCTGCGATTGCATATCTCCGCAACCGCTTGGGCGTGCGATGGTTCTGAGCCGAAGTCCACGATGACGATCTCCGGGCACGGCTGATAGTAGTCGGCCATGGCATCTAGTCGATCGGCAATCCAGGAGTTGTCGTCATGAAGGCGAACGCAGAACACCATTGTGATGTCGCTGCACTTGACGGGGTCGAACACGGGGATCGCCGGCGCATCGATATGTTGGGGCAGATTTACACCAACACCAACACCATCTACGGGTTGTGAACTGACAATTCGATCCATGTCTGGTTTCCCTCGTTGCACCGCGGCATCGCAATGCCCCGTCTAAAAACACGAGTCAACCGTTGGGGATATGAAACCCCTTGCGCTTGCCGCCTGATCGGGCCAATGAGTGGCAAAATGATCTGGAGGGAAGAGTGGAAGCAATAAATTATCATGACATCGAACTGACGATCGATCCGTCCTTCATGTCGCCGAAAATGATCGAGGTCATCAAGGCGAATAGATACGAAGCGCAGGAGTGTCGGCAGCTCGGACGCATCATTCAGAGTGATGAAGTGGTCCTAGAAATCGGTGCCGGTATCGGGTTTATCTCGGCCCTGATCGCAAAAAACCCGTTGACGAAAAGGCTTGTTTCCTACGAGGCCAACCCTGTCTTGATACCTAAAATCGCGGAGACATTGACGCGCAATGTGGGACAAGCAGGAGGAAAGTGGGCTGTTCGAAACGCCGTCCTCATGAACGGACGATCGCCAGAGGCGGTCAGCTTCTACGTCCACAAGGATTTTTGGGCCTCATCCCTGGACCCGGCGGCAGGTTACGACCGGGTAGAAGAAGTTAAGGTCGAGAACTTCAACGCAGTGCTTGCAGACATTCGGCCCACGATGATCGTATGTGATATCGAAGGCGGAGAAATCGAACTGTTCCGAAACGCCGACCTGAGCGGAGTTAAGAAGGTGTTCCTGGAGGTGCATCAACGTCGGATCGGTCGCCGCGGCATGAAGGATCTATTCGATTACTTTCATGCGCGTGACTTCCACTACGACCAGGCTCATTCGGAGGGGGCAGTCGTTCTCTTTTCTCATGTTGACAGAGACAAGCGCACGTAGCCCGAGAGCAACCTAGCCCCGCCATTGAGCGGGGTTTTTCTTTCCAGCAACAAGGTGAACCATGGACAAGACCGTGCAGTCTCTGCAGCGGCGCTTGATCGCGCTCGGCTATTCTCTTCCTAGGTTCGGGGCCGATGGCGATGCAGGCGGCGAGACGCTGGCGGCCATAGGGAAGGCGCTGGACGAGCTTGAGGCGCTGCGGGGCGGCAAGATACCGCCGAAGCCATCGCCAGCGCCCCAGCCGCTCCCACAGGCCGCAGCCATCGCCACGATGGTCATTCTGAAGCAGCAGAAGGCAACTCGGCCGATAAACGAGATCGTCATCCACTGCACGGCCACGCCAGAGGGCAGAGACGTTTCCGTCGACACGATCCGAACATGGCATCTCGCCCAAGGCTGGAAGGACATCGGCTACCACTACGTCGTCATGCTTGACGGGAGCGTCCAGCCCGGCAGGCCAGAGGATCAAGTCGGTTCGCACGTCAAGGGGCGCAATACCGGCACGCTCGGCATCGTCTATGTCGGCGGCGTGGCGAAGGACGGCAAGACCCCGAAGGACACCAGGACGCCGCAACAGAAGGCGGCGCTGATCGAAACGGTGAAGGCGCTCCTCGCCAAGTATCCGACCATCAAGAAAGTCACCGGTCACAACGACCACACCAACGCCAAGGCGTGCCCGTCCTTCAAGGTCGGGAATGACCCGCTCGGGCGCCTCGTCTAGCTCCTCTCAACAGAAGGAAAACTCAATGAAGTCTCTGCTCTTCGTGGCAGCGGCGGCCCTTGCGCTGTCCGGATGCCAAACCACGTCGATAGACGGCGCCATCCAACGAAATCTTCCGCAGATTTGCTCGGCGGCCGCCACAGCTCATTCGGCCTTCGTGATCGTCGCCAGCACCGGGAACATCCGGGAACGCACCGTCGCGCGCGAGGCGGCCGCCTATGCCGCTCTGGATGCCATCTGCAAAGACCCCAGCACGGTCACGGCGGCGACGGCGCTTGTCCGGGCTGCAGAGGCCTATGCAGCAATTACGCTCGCCCTGCGCGAAGCCAAGGCCGCAGAATAAGGAGGGAGCCATGAACCAGGCACAAGAGAAGCTCGAGAACAAGATCGCCGCGGCGGTCATCACGGCAGTAGGCAATCCGGCTGTTCCGGCTGATGCGGCGGCAGCCGCCCCGATCATCAATGCGGTAACGAACAGGATCGCTCCGGAGATCATCGCCGCGACGAACAATGAGCCTTGGTATCGCTCACGCGTGACCCTCGGCGCGATCCTCGCGGCAGCCGCCGGCGTGCTCGGGCTCTTCGGCTATGCCTTCCCGGCGGACGTGCAGGGCAAGGTGATCGAACTGATCATCGCGCTCGGGCCGGTCATCGGCGGCGCAATCGCTCTCTATGGGCGCTGGGCTGCGCGCAAGCCGATAGGGGAATGACAAGACGGCCGGGCTTTCCTGCTCGTAACAGGAACTCCCGGCCTAACCGATGCGAACAGGGGCCGCACCGGCTAGGGGCAACGCTAGCAGCCGAATGGTTTCCCGATCGTGAATTGTTGATGGATAGCAGGACAGGGGCGAGCAGGTTTAATGGCGGATGATGTGATGAACACAAACGGCAACGGCTTCGATCCTATGGCGTCCTGGGCCCGTCTCTCCGAGCGCGTCGAGAACCAGGGCAAGGATATCATTGACCTGCGCTCGAACATGAACACCGGGTTTCAGGGCGTCAATGCGAACCTCGCGACACTGTCCAACGAGCTCCGGAATTCCAGCAAGACGCAATGGCCGGCCATCTGGGCGGCTCTCAGCGTCGGCGTTGCCATCCTGACCGGTCTCGGCTTCATGGCCTTACAGCCGATAAAGGACAACAGCGTCAGGCTCGAGGAGGCGATCGTCCGGGTTTCGGACGCGAGCCAAGCAGCCGTCAAGAGCGTGGCCGACAACATGGTGACGCAGAAGGAGATGGACTGGCGCACGCAGCGCGGGGCCGAGGATCGGAAGCGGCAGGATGATGCGTTGACCGATATACGCTCTGCCACCGTCAGCCGGAACGAATGGAGCGAGCGAAATCATGCTCGTGACAATGAGATATCGGAACTCAGCCGGCGGATCGATGAGCTCCGGCAGGAAGTCGGCTCCGTGTACGGCACGAGGGATGTGATCGCCGACCTGAAGAGCGAAGTGAGGACGCTGCGGCAGCGGTTCTTCGAGGCGAGGCTGGAAGGGCGGGGCGCGCCGGAGTGAACCTCACCGGCGGCTCTTATCGAAATCCTCGTCGCTCTTCTTGGCGAATTCCTCGGTCGCTGGCGCCGGCGCGAACATATAGATCAGATCATTGCACCCGAGCCCGCACGACTCCCATTTCTGCGGGCGCACCCACTTCGGACAGCTTTGCCCGATGAGATCGATAAAGTCGCGGATCGGCATATCCGGCCCATGCTTCCCGATCAGCCGCGCGACGTTGTACCGGCCCTTCCTGCCGCATGCCAAGCAGTTAAGCACCATGTGGGGCTTGGTGAAGTCGGCGAGGGTTTTCAGTTCGGTTTCCATGACCGGGAGATATGGCTGGGCGCCGGTCGCGTCAACGCCACATCTACCAGTCGGTTGACTCGAGAAGCCGTCCCGTCTGCTCGGTCAGGTCCGGGAACGTCTGCCGTTGATGCCCAGCGACGGCCGCGCACACCGCTATGTAATTGTCCAAGCCCCACTCATTGATTCCGATATTCACGCAGTGGAGAACGAACCGGACATTGCCAGGGACGTATCCGCCGGCGTTATCGATGCGATCGAGGCTCGGCCTTATCGGGTGCTTGAAATGGCTCTTGGTCTTTCGGGGCTGGGGATCGTAGTTGAAGCGAATCCCGCTGATCTCGCACTTGTCGGAAAGCCGCCTCAGCTTTTCGCATATCCATTCGGCGGACAGTTCACACGGCTTGCCTATCTCGGCCGCCCGCTTCCGATATATTTTGAACAGATGCTCTGAGACGTTCCGGCGCTTCCTCTGTCGCTCTGTCTCGGTCGGCCGATCCTGCCGAAGCTCAGCCGTGTATTGCTGACACGCGAGAGCAATCGCCTCGTCGCTCATGCCATCAGGCAGCCGAACGCGCGGCGCTCCCTTCCCATAGAATTTCGAGGCCCTTGCCGGGTTCCAGTAATGGGCAATGCTTCCATCCTTGTTGATGCGATACTGATAACCAGGGCGATCATTTCTCATGTTTGACTGTCCAAAAGGTGCGGGCGGTTGTGCGAATTCAATAACAATATCAATGGGGCGGTTATCAGGGTGCAGGGCGCCTAAGTGATTGATTCTGCGTAATAGTCGCACAATCTCTGGGGGCACCA